ACAGAATTTACCGTAGAACAGCAAAGTATGGAAACAGATGAAGGTGGCATTGCAGTTGTAGATAACGGTGATTTAACAACAATGTAAATAAAAAAAAACAAGGAGAATATAACATGGCAGTAAAAAAGAGAGAAGTAAACGTAACAAGTATTGAAGATTTAAAGAATTATGCAAGTGGAACAATTGTGGAGATGCCGCCTTTTGCAGAAGGGCAACCGCTTATTGCAAGATTAAAACGTCCGTCTATCTTAGGAATGGCGAAACAAGGAAAAATTCCCAACACGTTACTTGTGAAAGCAAATGAACTATTTTTACAAAATGGTGCAGGACTTGATGCAGAGGAAGAAGATACAATGAAACAGTTGTATGATGTATTAGACCTTATCGCAAAGGAAACGCTTGTAGAACCAACATATGAAGATATTAAAAGTGTAGGGTTAGAGCTTACGGATGAACAAATGATGTTTTTGTTTAACTATTCGCAACAGGGGGTAAAAGCATTAGAATCCTTTCGTACAAAGTAAAAAGATAGAAAGTATACTGTCCATGTCAAAGCTGTATAATTGTTTGCCAAGTGATATCATAGGCGTTGAGGACAATTATACAGCTTTTTGTTTTAATGAAGCATGTGCAGAGATAATGTTACGCTTACAGAATGAAGAGAAACCAATATATAGAGAACAAAGAGAAGAAGAACAAGAAGAATATAGCAATTTTACAGAGTTTTATAAAAAGTTTGGAGGTAAATAATCATGGCAATAAACATGGGTTCTGCTATAGCTTACCTCGAATTAGATACCTCTAAATTCTCTAAAGGTTTCGCAAGTGCCTATAATGATTTGAAGGTATTCGGGGACAAAAGCGCAACAGCAGGACAAAAATTTAAAGGATTTTCCAGTGCCTTAAATACCGTTGGAAGTGGACTAGCCAAAGGTGTAACATTACCATTATTAGGCGTTGGAACAGCGGCTGTAAAAGTAGCAAGCTCATTTGATAGTGCAATGTCCGAAGTAAAAGCAATAAGTGGAGCAACAGGAACACAATTTACGCAATTAAGAGACAAAGCAATAGAAATGGGTGCTAAAACAAAATTTAGTGCAACAGAAAGTGCCGAAGCTTTCAAATATATGGCAATGGCAGGTTGGGATACAAAGGATATGCTGAATAGTATTTCTGGTGTTATGAACCTTGCCGCCGCAAGCGGTGAAGATTTAGGCACTGTATCCGATATCGTAACTGATGCAATGACAGCATTTGGACTTGCCGCTGATGGTACAACAAAAGTTTTAAAAAATGGATACAATGTAGAAGTAAGCAATGCAGAACATTTTTCAGATGTTCTTGCAGAAGCAAGTTCACGAAGCAACACAAATGTATCATTGATGGGTGCGACTTTTAAGTATGTTGCGCCAATAGCAGGCGCAATGGGTTATAGCATAGAAGATACAGCCGTTGCAATAGGTTTGATGGCAAATGCGGGTATTAAAGGCGAGCAGGCAGGAACAGCATTAAGAAGTACAATAACAAGGCTTGTGAAACCAACAAAAGAGTCTGGAACAGCAATGGACGCATTAGGTATAAGTGTTACAAATTCTGATGGTTCTATGAAAAGCCTAGACAATATCTTAAAACAAGTTAGAGGTTCTATGTCTGGATTAACAGAAGACCAAAAAGCTAGTTATGCGGCTATGTTAGCAGGGCAAGAAGGAATGTCAGGGTTACTTGCGATAGTTAATGCGAGTGACGAAGATTATCAAAAGCTTTCAGAAAGTATACAGAATTGTACTGGTGCATCACAAGAAATGGCAGATACAATGCAGGATAATTTGGGAGGTGCAGTAACATTATTAAAAAGTGCGTTGGAAAGTGCAGGAATAACAATAGGAGAAAGATTAACACCATACATAAGAGAGTTGGCAGAATGGATAACAGGGCTTGTAGAAAAATTCAACAGTTTATCCGATGCACAGCAAGATTTAATTGTAAAAATAGGCTTAATACTTGCGGCAATTGCACCAGTAATGTTAATTGGTTCAAAAGTTTTTTCTTTATTTAGTTCTATTATAGGAATTATAACAACAGTTGGAAGTGCATTGTCTACAGTATTTGCTTTTGGTCTAAATGCAACTGCATTGAGTGCCGCAGGAGCTTCTACCGGTGTGACGATGTTAGCTGGCGCAATAGGATTTTTAACAAGTCCAATAACATTAGTTATAGCGGCTATAACAGCACTTGTAGCGGCATTTGTTATAGCATACAAGAAAAGCGAAACATTTAGAAATTTCATAAACAACCTTGTAGAAGATTTAAAAACATTTTTTACAGAAACAGTACCACAAGCATTTGAAATATTTAAGGAAAAAATTTCAGAAGTATTTGAAAATGCAAAACAAAAGATTGGAGAATTTAAGGATAAATGTCAAGAGATAGTGCAAAATGTTATAGAATTTTTTACAGTAACATTACCGCAAGGAATAGAGCAATTCGCAACAGTAACGATTCCAAGTTTTGTGCAAAATGTAATAACATTTTTACAAGAATTACCGCATAATTTAGGAATCATGGTAGGAGAAATGTTAGGACATTTATATCTATTTGCTACCAGCGCAATAGAATGGGCAACAACAGCGATACCAGAGTTTATAAACAGCGTTGTGACGTTTTTCCAAGAATTACCTAACAGGGTATGGGAATGGCTTGTAAACACATATAACAAGGTAACTGAATGGGGTTCTAATATAATACAAAAGGGAATAGAAGTTGGAAGTAACTTTTTACAAACAGTTGGAGAATTTTTTTCACAGTTACCAGATAGAATATGGAATTTTCTTGCACAAACATTTCAAAAAGTTGTTGCATGGGGTTCACAAATGGTATCAAATGGACGTGCCGCAATTACTGGTTTTGTTTCTACAGTAGTTGGAATTGTTACAAGCTTACCATCAAAAGTGTGGGGTATATTATCTCAAATTCCCGCAAAGGTAAGACAATTAGGTTCACAACTTAGAAGCGTAGGTGCGGCGGCTTTTAATGCGTTATGGGACGGAATAAAAAGCGTAGGAAATTCTATACTAGATTGGGTATCCGGTTTTGCAAGCTCAATAAAGTCTTTCATTTCTGGAATAGTAGAAGGGTTTAACAATGTCGTAGGAAGTGCTAACAGTGCTAAGAGTGCCGCCGCAAGTGTAAAAGGAAGTCATGCAAATGGACTTGACTATGTTCCGTATAATGGATATATTGCAGAACTTCATAAAGGAGAAAGAGTATTGACAGCACAGGAAAACAAAGAGTATAATGAAGGACGTAGAGGACAGGGTGGCGATACGTTTAATTTCTATAATACAAAGCCAGAGCCGTATGAGTATGCACGACAAATGAAACGGGCAAGAAAGGAACTGTTGCAGGGAATTTAAAAAAGGAGTTGACAAAAGATGGTAGAAAGTGTTACAATAGTAAACAAAGAGAGTGGTGAACAAATAGAGATTGGAACAGGAGCGAATTATGTTCTTGATTCCGTTGATTGGGATTCTCCATCAGTAACAATGCAATCATATAGAACTCCATTTCAAGTTGGTAAAACATTATCTGGTGTAGTGGTCGGCACAAGAAAGCCGACCATAACCGGGTATATCATTGCAGATGTTACAAAGATAAACAGTCTTGGAATGACATGGGAAGAATATAACAAAAGACAAAAACAAGAGATAGAACAAAAGAAGAAAGAATTAAACAAACTAATATCTGTGTATCAAGATGTTACAATAAAAGTAGGAGAATATAACTTAGACGCAAGACCAACAGGTTTTGTGAAGTATTCAACAGACAGCAAAGAAAACAATGAGATATTGTGTTTATTCAGTATAGAATTTGAATGTTTTAATCCAATGTTTTACAAACAAAGTAAGACAGTTGTGCTTGCGACTACAGAAAGCAAATTTACATTTCCTATGATACTGACAAGTGACACAAAAGACGAATATGCAGTATTTGGAGAGATAGCAAAAAGACAAAGCATGATTGCTGAGAACGATGGTGATGTTGATGTAGGTTGCACAATCATAATACAGGCAAAAGGTGGGGAAATAAAAAATCCAAAAGTTTATAATGTGACAACTGGTGAGTACATACAATTAACAAATATGACTCTTAAAAATGGAGAGTGGCTTGTTATAACAACAGAAATAGGCGAGGAAGATGTCTTATACTATAACATATACAATGGTTCTGTAAGTTCTGCAAGACGTATTTCAAGCGTTGATGTTGGAAGTAGTTTTTTCAAAATACGAAGAGGTAGTGCGTATTATGGTTATTCTGTTAGTTCACAATATGAAAACAATATGGATATGAGATTGACATATACAGAAAGATATGCGAATATAGAGGAAATGTGATATGATAGAAATATTAAATTATGATTTGCTGAAAGTAAACATATTAAGAAAATACACATTTTGCCAATACGAAAGATGTTTTAGAGATATCGGAGAATTTACAATCAATGCTGTTTTGGACGATGAAAACATTTATTTGTTAGATAAAACAAAACAATATTATGTATTATTTGATTCAAAGTATTTTGGAATGATTGAGAATATAGAAAAAGACAGTGATTCAGAATACGATAAAACTATAACAATTAAAGGCAGAATGGCAAATGTGTTATTTACAAAGAGAGTAATAAACGGGACGTTAAATTTTAGTGGCAATTCGTCACAGTATATAAACGAACTTGTGACGCAGAATCTTGTAAAAGAATCAGACAGGGAAAGATATGTAAATATCGATATACAATACAATGATAAGCAGTATTTATTTGAGCATAGCAGTAACATAAACAAACAAATAACAGGTGGGTATCTGTGGGATGAGATGCAAAAAGTGTTGGAGCAAGATTCTAACGGGATTGATTTTGTACCAGTAACTACAACACCAAAAATTTCCAGTTGGGCGTTAATAATTATTGCAGGCAAGGACAGAACGAAAGGCAATTCACAAGGGTATGAGCCTGTTATATTTTCGCAATCGTTGAGTAACATTGAAAGAACAACATACAATATAGATAGTAAAGGATATACTAACTATGCCTATGTTGCAGGCGAGGGAGAAGGCTCTGAACGTAAATGGATTATACAGCGTATAAATGAAAATGCAGGAAGAAAAAATATGTCAGAGCATATTTCAAACATAGATGGTTGGAATAGAGCTGAATTGTGGGTTGATGCAAGAGATTTGCAGAGCGAGGATGAGAACGGAAATGTTATTTCTGATACAGACTATGAACAATTATTGATACAGAGGGCAAACCAAAAAGCGGTTGAAAATAATTTGGAAGAAAGCTATGAAGCAACATTAACAGAGGGTGCATCAGTAAGGTATAAATTAGGGAAGGACTATGATTTAGGTGATTTTGTAACAATCATAGATGATGAACTCGGCATATCTGTAAATGCACAGGTAACAAAAGTCACAATATCAGAACAAAACGGAAGAGTTATTGTGGATATAACATTTACTTATGGCAAGATTGTTAGGGATAAAGTTCAAGAAATTTCTAACAATGCAAACAAACTTGAGGAAGTAAATAACACAGTAAAGTATTTGGAGTCGAATGCTAAAGTGATAGAAAAAGACAAGGTCAGCTACGGAAATAAAAAGCTATTGTGGAGTGGGATACTTAAAAAAGGGAATACTGTAAATCTCGGAAGTAATGATTGGAATAAATATGTTTTATTTGGAGTAAAAACAAATGATGGTAACATGATGATGCTAGGACTGAGGTGTGATTCTGGTACAATTGCATATATCAGTTTTTTCGGTGGCTCTGATAACGGTACAATAAGCTATTTATACAAAGGTAATACAGAAATTTCGAATACAAACGTATTTAAAAATGTATCTGTATCAAGACACAAATACGTTGAGTATCAAGGTGATAGTGGTAATGCAATAAATGTTGACATTACAGAATTATGGGGTATAATGTAAATATAAGGAGGTAAAGAAATGGCAGAAAAATATGGATTTTTTAATGCTAACAAAAACAGTGATGGAAGCTATGACAGAACATATGATGCATCAGACTTTTCAAGTTTCTTTAGACGGCTAGTTGGAAATGGTGTGTTTGATGGAACTGGAACAGGATTGCAAGTTGTTGCAAAATCTGGTAGGATAGTAACATTAAAAGCAGGAGCGGCTTATATCAATGGATATTGGTATGAGCTTACAGAAGATATGACTTTTACATTGCCCGTAAATAATGGTGCTAGTGCAAGAACAGATTTGATTGTGTTACAATGGTCATCAATAAGCAGAAGCATTAAAGCGACAACAAGAACAGGTGTATCTACAATATCAGCAAATAGAGGGACAGCAAATTATGAACTTGTATTAGCAGACATTAAGGTTGGAGTGAGTGCTACAGAAATAACAAATGCAAATATACATGACGATAGGCAGGACAAAAACCTATGTGGAATTGTAACAGGACTTATAGACCAGATAGATGCAACAGAAGCGTTTAAACAAATGAACGCACAATTTAACGAGTGGTTTGATACAATTAAAGGACAGTTATCTACTGATGCCGCAGGAAATTTACAGACACAAATTGATAATACAAATAAAAAGATTACTACAGAGGTAAATAATATTAAAACAAAAATAAATGGACAAACGGCAGTAGTTACAAAAAATGTAGTTTGCAATGGCGGTGCTTATGATAGTTTTAAAATGCCACTATCTAGTGGTTTTACGGCTGATAATTGTATGGTTATAGGGTACGCCGCAAAAATGACATCTGGAACTGGATTCAGTAAAAATTGGTGTACCGGAAGTGATATTAACAATGCTTATGGTATTTATTGTAAATTAAATAGTGACGATACTGTAACAGTTGGACTTACAACAAACACATCACTGAGGGGAAATATAAGTCTCAAAGTTATGATTATGAAAACAGATGATATATCATAATGAGTAAAGAAACAGAACTTTCGTATTTAGGCACAAATGCAGAGTAATGCTTAAAAATATATAAGGTGATAAAATGGAAGAAAAAAAGATACAAGAATTATTGTTGGACACACAAAAAGAATATACGAGGTCGAACAAATTTAAAGACAAAATTATTGTTATTCTAATTATTTTGATGTTTCTTGAAGCAGTTGTTGGATATTGTGGTTTTGTGTATTATGAAAGCCAATTTGATTATGTGGAAACATATGATACGACAAAGGATGTGGATATAGACACAAAAGGAAATAATGCAAATGCAGAATACAATGATGTAAACGGCAATCAGTACAATGACGATGCAGTTCACAATGAAGGTGGTGAGAGTAAATAATGACATCTAAAGCAAGTATACACGTTACAAAGTCGACAAGGGTTACAAGAACAAAAGTTTCAAAATCTGGAAAAACTAAAAGCGGAACAAAGCGTTGTCCAGTTTGCGGTAAATATATGGGGCGTGTAAAGAATGGATAAAGCGAATAGTGAAACAAGAAAGAAACTAAGAGAGATAACAAACGTAAAAGATTTTGAAAATCTGTTAGAACAAATTATGTTATCAGAAGAGGAAAAGCAAATTCTATGGATGCATTACAAAGAAGAAAAGAGTTTGCTTTATATTGCTGATATATTAGGAATGTCAGAAACAACGATTAAAAAGAAGCATAGAAAAATTCTGATGAAGATTGGTAAAGCATTTTAGGAAGGTCAAACGACCTTCCTTTTTTATTACACTAAAATGTAACTAAGTAGACACTTTTATGGAACATTGCATAATATATATGTGCTACAATGTAGTCATAGCAGAAAGGAGTGAAAGTGATGTACAATTATACACCATATGGAGTCGGAATGAGTCCATACCAACAACAGCTAACGCAAAACAGAATGGAACAATTACAAGGGCAATATAACAATATGTACAACCAGAATGTGATGCAAGGTCAGCAACAGCAGAACATACAAATGTTAAAAGGCAGACCAGTATCCAGTTACGATGAAGCTAAAGCGGCTATGATAGATTTAGACGGTAGTATGTTTGTGTTTACTGATATTGCAAACAAAAGGATATATACAAAACAAATAATGTTAGATGGTAGTGCAGAATTAAAGGTATATACATTACAGGAGCAAAACATAAAAGAACAAAAACAAAATACAGATTATGTTTTACAAAGTGATTTTGAACAGGCTATAGAAATATTAAAAAATCAGATTCTTGAATTAAAAGGAGTGAAAGAAGATGAACAAAAACTTTAATAGCAATCCTCTTTTTCAGAGGGCACAGCAAATGGCACAGGGAAAGAGTGAACAGCAACTAGAACAAACGGCAGAGAACTTGTGCAAACAGCGTGGAATTGATATGCAACAGGCATTAAAACAGTTTCAACAATTCAAGAAAATGTTTGGTATTAAGTAGGTATAAACCATAAGGTTTATATAAATAATATTTAAGGAGGTACTTATTATGAGTATGGATGGAAATGGACTTAGTGTAGCAGATGCATTAGCACTAGGACGAGACAATGATGGTATGTTTGGGGATGGAAACGGCAGTTGGATTTTCTTCCTTTTCTTTCTCCTTGCGTGGGGTGGAAACTTTGGCAACTGGGGAGGTAATGGAATGAATAGTACAGCAAGTGCATATACCGATAGTGCAATCCAGAGAGGCTTTGACAACCAAGCAGTAATAAACAAACTGAATGGTTTAGAGAGTGGTTTATGTGATGGCTTCTATGCAGTAAATACTTCACTTCTGAATGGCTTTAATGGAACACAGCAAGCCATTAACAATGTAGCTGTAGCAGGTATGCAGAACACAAATGCACTTGCAACACAGCTTTCCGATTGCTGTTGCACAACTCAAAGAAGCATTGATGCAGTACGGTATGAAAATGCAAGAAACACTTGTGATATCGTAAATGCAATCAAAGCTGATGGTGATGCAACAAGAGCATTGATGACACAGAATGAAATTCAGAGTTTACGTGATCAGTTACAGACAGCAAACTTCCAGTTGAGCCAGCAGGCACAGAACGCTACTCTAATTGCAACATTAAGACCTACGCCTATTCCGGCTTATCAAACTTGCAGTCCGTATGAAAGCGCACAGTTGTTTTCACATTATGGAACAGCCTGCAATAATGGATGCGGATGCTAAAGCGTTATTTGATGATTTAAGAGGTTTTCCGCTTATGCGTGATGAATTTGTAGGGGCGGTGAATAACCGCCCTTATTCGTTTAATTAGAACGTTTAGAAAGGAGATTATAATATGGCTTGTATTTATTATAATAACAATGGCTGTGGATGTGGTGGTTGTATACATTTTGTAAAAACAAATAGCGTAACATTAGTCGATAATGTTTTAATATTAAACATACCACAGGCAACATATAGTAACAAAGAAAAGGTATGTATTTGTATTGCACAAACAATACCAGAAATAACAAGTGCTGATACTGTAGCAGTAACAATAGGAGCAGGAGCAACACAGTATGTATTGAGAAACAGGATTGGAAACAATGTCCATGCAGACCAGATACGAAGCAGAAGAGTATATCACACAAATGTAGCAACGGACACTGGTGTGTTTACGGTAAGTAGTTGTGAACTGTGCAATACAGCATTTAACTTTCCAACGATTTAGGAGGTGTAAGCTATGTATGAAAGAAACGGCGTAAAATATGGAGTAACAGAACAGGAACAAACAGGAACACAGGAAGAACAGCCATGGAGCAGAAAGAACGAACAAGGTATGCAAAGAACATATACAGGAATGAATGTAAACAAGCGTGAAAAAGAACAAAGTGCAGAACAAATTTATGTAGAACTTGATGAACATATGAAAAAAGCATTATGTTTTCATGAACAGCTTGCAGATTATTTTTGTTTCCTCGGATTGCAAGGTTTTAAGCGTAAATTAGAATATCAATATATGTGCGAAGTAGCAGAAGGAAGAAAGTTACACCACAAATATATAAACATTCACAAAAAGCTTATTCCGGTACATCAAATAGAAGTGATACAGTTTATCCCAAGAGAATGGAGTAAATACACAACAGAAGATGTGAACGACAATGTTCTACCAAAATTTGTAAAAAGTGCAATAGAACAGTACAAAGAATGGGAAGAAGAAACAAAAGAACTATATGAGGAATTGTGGCAAAAGTGCATCAATGTTGGTTTGGTTGCCGATGCAGAATACATTAGTACGCTTGTAGAAGATGTTACAAAAGAACTCAAAAAGATAAACAGGATGCATGAACAGCTTAACGGAACAGGATATAATGCAGTAAGTATTCATGGTATGCAAGATAAATACCATGAAAAATATAAAAAGAAATACAATGAAGAATATACAAACAAAGAAGCAAAACAAATGAAGGAACATAAAAAGAATAAGTAATATTTATATAAGCTATATATTATATATAATACTATAAAAGTAATATTGTAATATATAGCTTATTTTATGTTTAAAAATATTTTTAATTATTTTATAAAAAAGTGTTGACAAGCATAATAATATATTATATAATATAATCAAGTTAAGGGAATACAAAAAGTTGTTAAACAGAAAGGTTGGAAAACAAAATGAAGAGAACAATTATTACAGTAAAGGCAAACAGTTACAATGATTTTTGCTACAAATTAAGAAGTATGTACATTTGGAATGTAACAGTAAAGAGTGCAGGATGCAGATATAAATTATATGATAATATTTCTGGTAAGATTGTTGCATCTTATGATGAAAGAAAAGATCATGGTTTAGTTTATAATTATGGAAAAAGTTATAAATAAAGGGTTGACAAAACAACCCTTTGTGATATATAATATAGTTACAAGGTAAGGAAAACAAATAAAACAAAAGGTTGGAGGAAATGAACATGAAAACATTAGCATTGCAGAAAATTAAAGAAAGAAAAAACTTCTTAATTAAAAGAATTAAGCATAGAGCAATTCAATATAATAATGGAGAAATTTCTTTTGAAGAATTTCTTGATTATAAAAAGGATTATAAAACACAGTTCAGAGAATATGTGAGAGTCTTTTGGGATATTGAAGTTTTAACAGATGAAGAACGAGAGAAAATTATAAATCAATTTAACTTTGATGTGTTAGAATTGAAAAAAGAAATATAAAACAAATTTAAATTATATTATTGACAAACATGTAAATGTAGTATATAATACAAGTATAAACAAAAGGAATACAAAAGTTTTGGAGGACAAAAAGTTATGAAATATTTTAAGAACATTGAAACATTAGAGCAGTTAAGAAAAGAATACAAAAGACTTGTAAAAGAAAACCATCCAGATAACGGTGGCTCTGATGAAGCAATCAAAATTATCAATGCAGAATATGAGGAACTTTTCAAAGTCCTTAAAAACAGCGATACAGCAGAAAACAAAAGTAAATATAACATGGCAGAAGATGAAATGTTAAGAAATGCTATTAACAGTATTATCAATTTGAATATTGATATAGAAATTTGTGGTTCATGGATTTGGATAAGCGGAAATACATATGGATGCAAAACAGAATTGAAATCAAATGGTTTTAAATGGGCGAGTAAAAAGAAAATGTGGTATTGGCATAATCCAGAAGAAGTGGTAAAAGGATATGGTAAAACAACAATGGCAGATATTAGAACAAAATATGGTTCACAGGTTGTAAAAGAATCAGCAAAAAGGTTTTGTATTGCATAAAAATATCAAAAAAGGGGTTGACAAGTTCAACCCTTTGATATATAATTAAACCAAGCTAAAGAAAACAAAAGAAGTGGAGGAAAACAAAATGACAAATAAAGAAACTTATGAATTTGGGAAAGTAATTATTGCAACAATTAAACACAATCCAGATAGTGCGGTTGTTACAAAAAGCGCATTAAGAGGTATGACAAGAAGAATGTATAAAGCAGAAATCATTACAAGTGTACAGAGAGATTGGTTAAATGGACAGATTTTAAAAACATTTGGAGTATGTAAATCAAATCATTATATTCTAAGGGAAAGAGTATACAAGTAAAAAATTTTCATTATATTATTGACAAATAAAAATGTTAGTAGTATAATGAAAATGTAAATAAAAGGTAAGCAAAAAAGAAAGGAAAACAAAATGATGCAAAAATATAAAGAATTTGAAAATACACAAATGGTAGCTGTGAAAAGAAGTTTAATGACATACAGTGAAGCAATGGCGAATTGTTATGGATATTTAACAGCTATGAAAGATTTTGGTTTATTAAATGAAGAACAGAAAACACATGAGGTAAACAATATGTCTTATAGATTTTTGAATATGCAGAAAACAAGTTTACATAAATAAGGAGAGTGAAACATGAAGTTAAAAAATTTATTGTTAGGAACAGCACCTATTTGGCTACCCATTCCAAGTATTATAGTCATAGGATATGTTTTAAAATTTTTAAATTGGTAGGTTGACAAAACTAAATATAAATGTTATAATAAAGAAAAACAAAAGTAAGGAGAGCAAAAAAATGAATAAAACAGAATTAGAAGTAATGAAGGTAGCAGAGTTAAAACAGATGTGCAGAGAAAGAAAGATGCCGCTTGAAAGCAAAGGACACAAATTTAATAAAGGAGAGCTTATTGACAGACTTATGTGGTATGAAGATGACAAAAAAGACATTGATAAGAAGATTGAAGAAAGTGCAGAACCATTAAAACAGGAAGTTGAAACAGAAGAAGAAAAATGGGATGCACCGGTATTACAGGAACATAAAGAAATTGAAAAGCCGAAGCAGGAAAAGAAGTTTGTACAGCATGAAGAAAACAGGCTCTACCCATTGCCATTTGCAAAAACGCTTGATGAAATCATTCAAAAGTATTCAAAGCCAAAACATGAAAGTGTTTTTGAAAATGTGTTAAAGGTTGGTTCATTTGTCGTGTTTATTCATTATGTTGAAGCAAAAGATGGAAATATATATAGAAAACTTAGAACAGCAAAAGTAACAGCCGTAAACAGAAAGAAAAAGCTTGTAAGAGCAGAAAGCTTTTTCGGTAATACATTTGAGTTGCCTTTTGAGGAGTTACTTTTTATTAGAGAAGTTGATGGTTTTTATCCAATGGACATTAACAAATATCTTAAAAATCAGAGAACAGAATATGGTAGAAAGGCTGTAAGTGAAAAGTATGAAAGTGAACATGAGGGAAATTAGTAGGAGTGTAAAAAATCTTTATAATCTCCAACAGCAAAAGAAAGAATTTGACAAGTATTATAATGAAACAAGAAAAAAGGAACAGCTTGCAATTTCTAATTTCATGTTCAGTAATTTAAAAGATAATGTAAATACTTTTGATATTGGTATTGGAGATAAAAACATAAAAGTAACAAAAGTAAGAACAAAAAAGATTATATGGGATATAGAAAAGTTAAAGCAAAGGATTCCTAAAAGTTTAATAAAACAATTTGTAAATAAAACATACACAGTAAATAATATGCAAGGGTTGATTGAATATTTGAAACAGTGTGGAGTTGATGCTAAGAAGTTCAAGAAATTCATTGATATAACTGAGGGGGTTGACAATGATAAATTAAATAATCTTAGTGAGCTAGGAGAGTTAAAAGCAAAGGATATAAAAGGGTGCTATGAATTACAATTAGGAGAGCCGTATATTAAAATAACGGAAATGAAGCAGGATGCAGAGGAAATATAACGGAAATGATTTAGCAAGAGTTCTAATCTATTATGGACTAATCTATGAAACAGAAAGTACACAAATAAAGATTGTTTGTCCATTCCATGATGATGCAAATCCAAGCATGGTTGTAAATTTAGCAGAAGGAAGTTTTTATTGTTTTGGTTGTGGAGTACAAGGAAACGCATATGATTTTGTAAAGTTTGCAAATCCAAAATTAAATGATTTACAGTGTTGTGTTTTACTCGAAAAAATAGTAAGAAGCAATGAAGTAAAAAACATACAAGTGAAAGTAAGAAACAGAAGGAAAAAACATAGCAAAAATTCTATCCGTGAAGCATATACATATTATTATGGTTTGCATGAAACAGATTGGAATATGCCTAGAACGGCAGAGGAAAAGCAAGTAGCAGAATATATGTATAAACGTGGATTTAGTGCCAGAGCATTGAATATAGGGCGTTGTAAGGCAAGCTACAGTCTGAGTTACCCGGTATTATTCCCTATATTGGATAATGGGGAGTTTAAAGGATGGGTTGGGAGAACAATGAATAAACAGGTAGAAAAAAAACGAAAATATCTGTATAATGAGGGTTTCAGAAAACGTGATACATTGTGTGGAAACTATTCTGAAAACAGCGTGGTATATATTTGTGAAGGTTTCATGGATTACTTAGCAATAAGAACAAGAGGACACATAAAAAATGTAGTTGCTATTTTGGGATGGCACATATCGGATGAACAAACAAAGAAGTTAAAAGATAAGGGTGTAACAACTGTAGTTAGCGCACTTGATAACGATGAATGTGGAATAAAGGGAACAAAATATTTAGAAAGATTTTTTGAGGTAGTAAGATTTCAATATCCAGAGAATATAAAAGATTGTGGAGAAATGAATGAAAAACAAATAAAAAAATGTATAAGAGAAACGAGGAGATTGTATGAAACTGGCGGTAGAAATAGTAGTAGGAATATCATTGATACATAAGAATACAGGAAAAGAATTTAATCTTGACAAATGTATAAAACAGGAGTATGATGAAGATAGTGAAAAGTACAAAGAGCTTGTGGAAACATATACTGAAAGAATAGGCTTTGAAAGGACAGAAAACAAAGACAAATTCGACAAAGAACTTTTAAGTATTATTACAGCAGAATCAAAGAAAGAAGTTATAGAAACGATTGATAATATTATGGAAGTTGTAAAAGACGTATATAGAACAGGAAAGCATAGTTGGATTGAAATTTGTGGTTATGTTCTGAATATAGAAGATTTTAGTGGTATATGTATAAACAAATTTGAATCTAACTTTTCAAAACATTAGCAGAAAGGAACAAAAAGAAATGGGAAAAATTACATTAAGTGCAATTAAAAGTGAAATTACAAAAAGCGGAATTAACAAAGGCAAGTTCATGTTTTTTAAAGAAGGAACAAAAGCACGTATCAGATTTTTAACAGAATTTGAGGATGGTTTAGAGATTGAGTTTCATAACAGTTATGAACAAGGAATAAATGTTCCATGTCAAGAACAGTTCGGAAGAGACTGTCCATACTGTGATATGAATAACATTAAAACCAGAAAGCTGTATGTATGGAGTGTATATGACTATGAAAGCAAAGAAGTTAAATTACTTATGTTTGCCGCTAACAATTGTAGTCCAGTTCCTACACTTGCAAATATATATGAAACAAAAGGCACACTGTTAGATAGAGATTATACTATTATTCAAAATGGAAAGGGAACAAATAAATCTTTTACCGTACTTCCAGAAGAAAAGCTTAAATTTCGTGTTAAAGTAAAACCAATGTCTGATAGTGCAATTATGAAAGCCATTGATAAAGCATACCCATCCGATAACAATGAAGATTTTGAAGAAGAGGAAAATAAATCTAAAAAGAATAAAACAAAATCAAAACCTAAAAAAGAAACAGAAGAAGTTGAGGATGAATGGGACGAAGAAGAAGCAGAGGATTATGAAAGTATGAAACCACAAGAACTTTATAAACTCTGTAAAGAAAGGGATATTGATTGTAAACAAAGGAAGTCGAAAGAATATTATATTGACCTTTTGGAAGAAGCTGACGAAGAAGAAAGTGAATCAGATGAATGGGACGAAGAAGATGACGAGTGGGAGGAATAAATAAATGTTTATAACAAGAAAAGAATTTGAAAGACAAATTAAGAAAGCAAAGAAACGTGGTGCAAAAGAAGCATATGAAAAATGCTTTGTAAATAATAGCATTGATTCTGTTAGTCGCAATATGTATGATAATGTAGATAGAGTACATGTGGAACTTGACAAGATTCTTATTCGACTTGATAAACTTGAAAATAAATTGCAAAATACAAGAAATGAAAAGAAACAATAGAATAAAGAATAATTTAGGCTTGACTAATGTCAAGCCTTTTGTTATAATATAAGTGAAAAGGGAAAACAAAAGGAAAGGAAAATGAATATGGGTAATTTTTTTGATTTGCATAGGCATACAGAGTACAGCCTATTCGATGGATTTGGAAATCCAAAAGATTTAGCAAACATAGCAAAAGAATTAGGTTATAAAGCATTAGGAATAAGCGACCATGGAAGTATCAGTGGATTGATTAAACATTACCAAGCGTGTAATGAAGTTGGAATTAAACCAGTTATGGGTTGCGAAGTTTATTTCTTGCCAGATTATAACAAAAAGAATGAACAAAGTAAAAGGTACTACCATTTGAATTTGTTCGTAAAGAATTTGCAAGGATACAAAAATTTATGTCACATTATGACAAAGGCAAATACAGAACAATTTCATTATAAACCAATTGTAGATTTTAAGTTATTAGAGCAATACAATGATGGATTGATATGTACAACAGCTTGTATAGCTTCGGCAACGTCACAAGCTATTTTAAACGGACATGAAAAGACAGCAGGAAAGTTATTGGATAAGTTTAAGTCTATATTTAAAAATGACTTATATGCTGAAATACAGCCTTATAAGATAGATAACAAATATACGCAACAGAAAGCAGATTATACATTGATGCATTTAGCAAGAGAAAGAAAGATAAAATGCATCCTAACAAGCGATAGTCATTTTGGTAGAAAAGAGGATTTCGATACATATTGTAAAATGCATGAAATAGGGAAAACAACACTTGATGTAAAAAATACATACGGTGAACGTTATATGCCAAGTGAGTATGAAATAACAGAAAGATTTGCAAAGATGTACAAAAAGAAGTTTAAAAACAGTATGCAAGTCGCAGAAATGTTTGCCGACAATATGAAAGAAATCTATAAAAAGGTTGAGGACAATATTCTTGATGGTTTGGAACTTGAGCTACCAAAAACAAAAAATGGAAAGAAAGAGCTTTTACGACTTACGAAACAAGGTTTAAAAGATAGAGGAAAATATACAAAAGAATATATAAACAGATGTAAAGAAGAATTGGAAGTTATAAATTATCATGGTTTTGCCGATTATTTCTTGATAGTCCGTGATTATATCAATTGGGCGAAAGAACAAGGAATTGCAGTAGGTAAAGGAAGAGGCTCTGCTTGTAATTGTTTGGTAGCATATGCGGTAGGAATCACTGATGTAGATAGTATTAAGTATAAACTTGACTTTAGCCGATTTATGCGAAAGGAAAAGAAAGCTCTCCCTGATATCGACACCGACTTTGAAACGCCACGTAGGCAAGAAGTTATTGATTATGTTATAAAAAAATATCCAAACAAAGCCATACAGATATGTTCATATGGTATGTATGGTATAGATAACCTTATAAATGATTTAGCAGGCGTATGTGATTTGAAAACAACAAAAGAAGTAGATTATTATGAAGCTGATGAAAACAAAAAGAAAGTTGCGGAGATTAAGAGTTTTATAAAAACATTTGAACATGATGGTGAACTTGACTTACAACAAATTAAGAAAGCAGAACAAACAGAAGAATATAATGAACAGTACGACAATATCATAAAGCATTTTTGCAAGATGTATGGAAAGATAAGATATCTAGGAAAACATGCCGCAGGAGTAGCAGTAGTTGGAACAGATATAAGTGATTATACTTGTATTATTATGCGTGACAGAAAAACAGGAGCATTAAGCAGTTGTTTTGATAAAGATGATTTGGAACATATAAATTGCACAAAATTTGATATGTTAGGTCTTTCCACAATGGGAGAGCTAAAAGAATTGGAACAGCTTACAGGTCATAAAGTAACAGAAGAAGAGGAAAGTGATAGTAAAGTTTTAAAGAATTTCAGAGATGAAAAAACAGAAGGTATTTTCCAGTTTGAGAAAAGCACACCAAAAAAGATTCTTAGAACAATCCATGCAGATTGTGTGGAAGATATTATTGCGGTAAATGCTCTGAATCGTCCTGCCCCATTACAGTTAAAAATGCATGAACAGTTTGCAAGAAACAAAATGTCTGGAAAGATTGATAAAAGTACACCGTATTACAGATATACAAAAGAAACATATGGAACAATGCTATACCAAGAGCAAACAGTTGAAGTAGCGCAAAAGGTAGGACATTTAACAGCACAGCAGAGTTTTGATATGCTAAAGATTATGAAGAAAGAAGAAAATTTACATAAACCAGAATATATACCGGTTATTGAACAGATGCGAAAAGATTTTTATAATGGTTGTAAAAGGGAAGGAATGAGCAAAGGAGAAACAAGTAGATTATGGGCGAGTATGTTAATCTATGGCTTTAATAAAGGTCACTCAACCGCATATGCGCTTATTCCAATAGACCAGATGTGGTACAAGGTTTACTATCCAACAGAGTTTTGGTTTACAAAAGTTAAGTTCGCACAGAATGATGCAGAAGTATATAAATATAGTGAATGTGCTGTAAAGGATGGAGTTGTAGTAATGTTACCACATGTAAATTATAGTGCATTAACAAGTCTTAGAACATATGACGGAGAAAATGTAATACAGCAAGGAATAAGCACTATAAAAGGTGTAGGAGAAAAGGCGGCAGAAGCAATAGAACAGGAACGTAAAAAAGGAGCATTTAAAAGTTATGATGATTTTTATGACCGTTGTAAAGGCAGAGCAGTAACAAGTAGGGTTATTGATATATTAAAAGAACAGGGTGCGCTTGAATTTAACAAAAAGCGGTATCTATCAAGAGTTGTTAAATATAACAGTAGTTTAATGGTAAGGTGATAAATATGGAAACAAAATATGAAAAAGGTTATACAAGATGTAAACGTTGTAAATATTGTAAAGAAATAGTATTAAGAAAAGGAAATGAAATTATAGCAGTAGAATTACAATGTAAAAATGGCATGGTAAAAGAAGTGTTAGATGATAATGAATCGTGTGTCGCATATGAATATTTCTTAGATGAATATAATAAGAAGATGGGGAAGGTGGCAGAAATGGTAAAAAGAACAGATAATGTAAATCATCCGGAACACTATGTAAATAGTTGTTCCATTGAATGTATAGATGCAATGCAAGCAACGTTTGGAACAAAGGATTTAGCAAAGTATTGTGTAATAAATGCATATAAATATTTATGGAGATATAAAAACAAGAACGGGAAAGAAGATTTAAACAAAGCAGAATGGTATTTAAACAAATTTGATGAATTATTAGAGGAGAGCGATAATAAGCCATATTCGGAACGGATTCCTAGTAGGTATGTAAATGTATGCATAACTCTTAGAAAGTGGCTTAAAATGGCAAATACGGCGTTAGGAGGGGATACAGTAAATGAAGAGTAAAGGATTTAACAAAGAAGGTATTCTCCGGTTATGTAATGAGATAGACAAAAAGGAAAGCGGAAGTGTTTACAGTTTAGGTAGTAAAAGTAAAAACCTAGAAATCCCTAGGTGGAGTACAGGACTTGTAGATTTGGATAATATCATTGGCGGTGGTGTACCATGTGGAAGAACAATAGAAATATTTGGCGCAGAAAGCGCAGGCAAAACAACACTTGCATACCAGTTATGCGCCCAGCATGAAATGTGCCTTAACATTCCGATTGAACGAACATTTGACAGTGAAAGGGCAAAACTTTTTGGTAACAGACCAAAACAAATGCTCATATATAATGCACAGTATGGAGAGAAAGCTTTTAACAGGGCGATACGCTTTGCAGAAGAAGGAATACCGCTTATTGTGATAGACAGTGTTCCATCATTGCAACCAAAAGATGATATTGAAAAAATAAGAAAGGCGGTAAATACAGACAGCGAACAGGAAATGCGTATTGGTGGTGTAGCAAGGCTTATGGATAAGTATTTACCAACATTAGAAGATGTTATTGAACAAACGGGAACAACAGTTATATTCATTAACCAGATACGTGATAAAATGAACGCATTGCCTTTTGGAGATAATATACAAACACCGGGAGGACATAAGTTAAAACATAGTTGTTCATTAAGGATACAGGTAGCAAGGAAAGGTTATATAGAAATACCAAACCATAACCCATTTAACACAGAAACAAAAGAACGTATTGGAATGATAATGAAGGTAAAGGTTGTAAAAAGCAAAGTATCGCCACCAATGCAAAGCTGTGAAATCCCATTATTCTATGAACGTGGTTTCGTTGATTTTGCAGACCTTGATACTGTAAGAAAAGAGATAATGGAAGAACATAAAAAAATGTATAAGGAAATGTTACAGTGATATTTTATTGTATTGTTTTTAAACGAAAAATAGAAAGTATCACAGAACATAGATTTTTCTGTTATGCATTAAATAAACAGGAATGTGTAAAAAGATTTTGTGATACCGGACATGAAGAAAAAGACATTATCTCGATACATATAGTAGAACAGGAAGAAGGTGGAACAAAATGGGAATCTTAGAAGATATAAAGAAAGATGCGATACAAACAGGAACAAAGTTACAAACGTCAGAAGAGCGTGATATTGAAGAACTTTTAAATAACCTTTTTTATTTAGACAAAAATATTCCAGAAGAATTAAAGTTTCTAAAAAGTGTTATGACAAGAGGTGCAGAAACACAGGAAAGAAAAGGTTTACACGCTAGTGCAGTTATTGTATCAGACGATAAGTTTTGCTACAGACAACAGTTACTAAGTTTATACTATAAACAACTACAGGGAGAACAAACACCAGTAGGATTGAAGCGTATCTTTTCAGAGGGTGATGCAATTCATGAGAAGTGGCAAAGGTTATTTATCCGTGGTGGCTTATGTAAGCCGCTAGAATGTGATTATAGCCGTTTTGCAGAAGAATATGATTTATCCTATACACCGGATATAATTTGCCATTTACCACGCAATATGAAGCTTACAGGGGTACATGATGATAGTGTACCAAAGGATGCTTATATTGTAGAAATAAAGAGTGTTAATACATTTACGTTTAAAAAACAAAAGTACCATGCAAGTGGTAGAAAACAGTGCCAGTTATATATGTATTTGACTGGAATCCATAAAGGTATCGTTCTATGTGATGATAAAAACACACAGGAATTTAAGGTGTATAAATATGAGTATAACCCAAGTGAGATTGCACCGTATATACGAAGGCTGGAACAAATACAGGAATGTAAGGAAAGGCTTATAAATAAACATAAAATGGTAGCACGTCACAGCAAATGTATTGGTTATAATTGTAAGATGGCACAAAGTTGTCCATTGCGTGAAGTGTGTTACAAAAAATCAAAAGAAAGGTTGGTATAAGTAATGGAAGAAACAAAAATAAAAGTAACAGAAGCAGAAGTAATTGTGCAGAGAGTCACAGTAGGATTTTACTTTATAATTAAGTATAAAAAAGTTGGTGATAAAAATTATACATTGGGATATGGCTCATATAATATACATATGGTATTTGATTGGTTAGGCAAATGTTTTGAAATTGTATCACAGGAAAGTGGAAACTAAAATGGACATAATTATTGGTTTCTGTTTATGTATTGTGGCATGTCTTATTATAAAAAATATATTATAAAAGAACAATAAGGGGTTGCATTTGCAACCCTTTTATGTTATAATAAAATAAAACAAAAGGAGAAAACAAAATGTCTAAATATTGTAAAGCATATAAATTAAAAGTAACATATTTAGATTGTTTAGAATGTGAAACAAAGGAGTGTAAACAAACAGTGAAAAAAGTGTACCTTGAATTAGAGCCAGAACAAAAAGTCTTTCTTGTGTATAAAAGTAAGAAAGAAGGAAATAAAGAAAATATAATAATACGTTGCAATGTATTTGAATGTCTTGTAAGAAAGAACAAAATACTTTATTTCCTAGATAAAGAAAGAGTGGTACTAGGTAAAGATAATTTAAGTGAAACAAAAACAAGATTCTTATGCAGTAATGCAAATATTGATACTGGATATAGAGGATTACAGATAGATAAATACCCAGTATTTACAACAAAGGAAAAATGTTTGGAGTGGTTGAAAGCATGAGGAAAATAAGTTGTGCAGAATGTTGTTATTTAAACAAGAATGAAAAAATAGAAGAAAGTATGGTAAATCGCTACAAATACAAATGTATGTCTAGCAGGAAGGAATATATCGTTGGATGTATTAGAAAAGACAGTGAACTTAAAACAATGGGCTGTAGTGATTGCAATAGAATAAAAGTTGGAACAAGTTTTACATTTAACAAAACAAAATGTTTTTATTGTGGAAGTATACAGACAGAAAATGGTAGAATGTATTTAGTCTATAATGCGTCAACTTATGTTCAAAATGGTTTTTATGTTGATGTAGTAGAACAGAATTGGTTTTCAGAGCATATAAAAGAGATTGTTATTGAATACCAAACAAAAGAACAAATTGAAGCAATAAAACAAACAGCAAAGTGTTATAAGAAGAGGATTGAAGAACGTGAAAAAAGATGTAAATAGTGATTATAAGAAAAGATTTATGAATGGTTTTAAAATGTTATGTAACAGTAAATCTCCTTATACAGTATGGAGCGATTGTATGGCTTTATTTGCCATTACGTTAGCTAATACAAGTATTTTACCATTAGCAAAAGAAGAACCTTTTAAAAGCGTATATACAGGGCGAGAAAAGGAATATTTACGCATTATAAACAGATATGATAAAAAAGAGCAAAAGTTATTCCCACAAATGTTTGCATTACTTGTGGAAGAATTAGAATTACATCCTAACCAAGATTTACTAGGTAGTTTATTTATGGAATTAGAAATATCTAATAAACACGCAGGACAATTCTTCACACCGTATAGTGTTTGTGAAGTAATGGCAAATGCTTTGATTGAACGTAAACAATTAGGAAAAACAGTACATAAGAAAGGTTATGCAAGTATATATGACGCGGCTTGTGGTGCAGGTGCAACCCTTGTATGTGCAAGTGAAATATACAAAAGTATGTTTAAAAAATACAATTATCAGAACCATATAATGTTTGTAGGGCAGGACATAGATATAACTTGTGTACATATGTGTTATATTCAGCTTGCATTACATGGTCTTGCAGGATATGTGATACATGGAAATACACTAATGAAGCCAGAGCCAGTATTACCGGAAGATATAGAAAGTATTTGGTTTACGCCAATGTGGTTTTCAGAAGTATGGACATTAAGAAGATTTTTTCACAATCAAGATATTTTAGGAAGGAGATAAAACAGTGTCTAAAATAGTAATAGGTATAGACCAATCTTACACTCGCACAGGAATAACAATTTTAGAAGATAAAAAAATATTTAGAATGAAATCTATAGATTTTCATGATTGTAGTAACAACACAGAAAAACGCTTGGAAATATATACATATTTAGAAACGATATTCAAACGTAGATTATGTAAACAAATAGAAAATAGAAATGTTATTATCATAACAGAGCGTATTCGTCTGAGGTCACAAGGATTTCTGTCAGAAGCTTATATCAAGTCTACAGGTGCATTGGTAGCAACAATAATAGACGTTGCAAATATCTATGATATTCCTGTCTATTCTGTTGACACCCGTTCGTGGAAAGGACAGATTGTAGGAGATTCAAAACCGTTAAACAATTCATATGGAATAAATAAAGAAAAATACCGTACAATCTTGTATATGAGAAATAAAGGACTTCTAAAGTATATTGCAGAACCTTATACCGGAAGAGGTAAACAAGGAGTGGTGAACATTAAAATAAATGGAAAGAAAACACCATGTAAAATCAATGACGATCTAGCAGATAGTTATTGTATTGCAATGTATGGATTTATTCCGAAAGAAAAACAGAAATTAAAAGAGGAAAACTTTTAGGGCGGCTTTTATGGCTGTCCTTTTTATTTGCCCTTTTAAAGCATTTATACTTGCTATTATATATTTATAGGGTTATAATATAAAAGTGCCTTATTCATTTAAATAGGCGCATTGTAGGGTATATTAAAGTTATAGGAGGAATGGATATGTACAAGAAAGGAATATCTATTGAAGGAAATGCTATAAACAATAGTATAGGTTACTGTCATTACAAAGAGCATGAAGGGGAACTGAATAAAGAGCTTGTAAAACAAAGGCAATGTATATTAAAGAATTGTGTACATTTAGAAAAATATAGTGAAAAGGCATTTGAACAGAAAGCAAAGTATTATAATAAAAGTGGAAAAAATAAAAGGTGCAGGAAACATAGAACAAAGCTGTAAAATGCTTTTTAAAGGAATTATGTTTATAAATATATAAATTATCACATTATAAATAAAAATTGAAAATAGCGTATAAATAGAAGCTTATGGAGGTATTGTATGGAATGTAATATAATGGGATTAGATAGAAAGGTCATAAAGAAACCATGCTATAAAACAAAATATAAAAACATTGTTATTGTAAAATTAGCAGATAGTTGCTATTCTATAACGCATTATCAAACAGGAGTTGCAATTGTATATGACAGGTATACTTCAAAGCAAAAAGCATTAGCAAATTTAGATGATGTTGTTAACAGACAAAGGGAAATCTTTAAAAGAAATAACATAAAATCTTTAAAACAATATTGTAAACAATGCGGAATAGAACAAATAAATTTTTAAAATGTTAAATAAAGGGGATTTTTCTTTCTTTATATATTTCTTTCTTAAAGGGAATTAAAAACACAATAATATATAACAGATGTTAGTCTGATTTATATAACAAATAAATTAAAATATTTTACAAATAATTATTGACAGTTATATATTATTGTGTTAATATATAGTTACAAACAAGAAAACAAAAGATTGAATACAGAAAGGTTGGTAAATAATATGTATACAAAGAATATTGGAATTAGAAAAAGAGCTACAACAATCGTTGGTGAAAATGGAAAGAAAATGTATCCGGTAGGAAAATGGGAAAAATATTCTCATGTGTTTTATAATCATTGTGATAAATGTTTTAACAATATGATGGAAACACATACAGATGAAAGTGAAAAGAAATTAGATGAAGCAGAACATTTACAAGAATGTTTTGAACATAATCCAAAAGTAAATGGTATTGTGTATGCATATTATGAAGATTACAAAAAAATGCGGAATATTATTGAAGCATATGTTTTAAGACATAATGGAAAAATTTAAAATAAGGGTTGACAAACTCAACCCTATAGTATATAATTAAAGCATAAACAAAGTAAACAAAAAGTTGGAGGAATAAAAGTTATGAATAAAACAGAATTAAATGCAATGAGAATAGAAGTGTTAAGAGCATATGAATTTTATTATGAAAACACAATTGATGTTTATTGTGGTTCTGATACAGGAGAAACTATCATAGAAAAAGAAACAGAAAAACTCAATGAAACTTTAGGTGAAATTGAGAAAATGTATAATCATATGTTTTCCATTGAAACTTATAAATATCTTGAAAAAAAAGCAAAATACAATGTAGAAACTTATATGCAGGAGGTATAAAAGTTATGACAAAAGAAATTATTGTGGCAAGAGTAATTACAACAGGAGTAGAAATTTTTAAATCTTATGTAACAAATATTAAGCTTGTTGAAACAAGAGACATTGAAGGACATAAAGCAGGATGGCAAGAAAAAGACTATACATTCTTGTATAAAGGCGTTCCGTGTAGATTAAATGAACATATCGTACCAGATAGTAACGGTGAAGTTGTATACAGTGCTAAATACAGATATGAATTTATTCATAATTATAAAGAATGTGAATAGTTATTGTTTATTTGTAAAAAAATCCTTGACAACAGGTAAAACATATGATATTATAATTATAGAGTTAAGGAAAAGCAAAAGTTTTGGAGGTAAAAGTTATGAAGGAATTAACAATGGAAACAATTAAAACAATGAATTGTGAAATTATTACAGAAGAACAGTATGAAGCACTTGAGGAAAGTGAATTTGTTGAAGAAATTGAAGACTGCGGAATGTCTGGTTATTACCCATCAACGCATTGGTATTGTGTACATTTAGTAGATGGAGATAATATTGATATATATTGCAAATGGTAGGTGTAATGATGATTAACTGGGATGTGTTTATTGATAAATATGAAGCAGAACATAAACAGATAAATGAAGATTCAGAATCATTTGATAAGTTTATCGAAAAAGGATGCGACCAATTTTTGTGTAAATTTGTTGGGTCAAAGTATTGTATTGTAAGTAGTTGTAAAAGATGCAAGCTTAGTAATTGTAGAGGATGTAAACATCTAAAAGAGTGCATAGAAGAATTGATGGAGAATTAAGAAATGAAAGCGGATTTAGAAAATGGAACAAAAGTTTTTTGGAGGTAAGCAAATGAAATTAACAGCAGAAATTATTAAACAGTATCATTTAGATATTTTAAAGTGTGCAACATTAGAAGAAAAACAAAATATGTTTTTAAGTCAAGTGAGAAACAACAAAGATTTTGCAGTATTACAGCATAGAAAAATGTGGATATGGATAGCACAGCAATACGCAAAAGGAAGAAAAACATATGTACCAGATTTAAAAAGAGAATATATAAAAGAGTATTGTTTTAATGCGGTTGTTCTAAATTATTGTTTTTGTTGTGAGTATTCAGCAGATGAAGAATGTTGGTCATCATGTTTAAAATGTCCAATATTATGGACAGATGGTTATTGTAGTACGAAAAATAGTTCGGAGTATACACAGATGATTGATAAATCGTGTATTTTATGTGATAGTCCAATTCCAGAAGATATTGAAGGGTTTATAAAATCGCCATATTTCAAAACAAAAAGACAATATAAATTGGCAAAAGAAGCAATGAAACAAAAGAGAAAATGTGTAAAGCTAGCATACAAAATCTCACAATTACCAGAAAGGAAAGAAGTATATGAAGATTAAATTTCCTACTTATTGGACAATGCGTGAAAGAATAGAGTTTTTACAAAGAACAGTTCTAATACATAGTTATTTGTATTATGAACAAAACAAAAACCTTATATCAGATAGCAGTTATGATGAACTTGCAAAGCAGTTAGTAGAATTACAGAAGGGAGTTAGTTTATACATTTTACAAGAAATAAACTATTATTATGTTTTCTATGATTTTGACGGAACAACGGGTTTTGATTTATGGCACAGATTAAAACAGGATGATAAAGACTATATACAAATGATAGCATTGAGTTTAGGAAAGGAATAAAATGAAAGCAGATTTTGAAAAAGGAACAAAAGTTTGCAGTAAATGCAGAAGGGAATTACCAATAGAAATGTTCTTTGAAGATAAAAATAACCCAGATGGATTGTATTATTATTGTAATAAATGTCATAATTTATTGACAAAAGAATATCGAGATAAAAATAAAATAAAGGTAAAAAAATATTATGACAAAAAACAAAACACATTTGGAAGAAGTGGTTGTTTGCGTGGTAACCATGGTATGTTGAAGAGGGATTATGAGTTGACAAAAGAACAATTAGCAAGAAGAGAATATCAGAGATGCAACAAACGTAAAATAATAATAAACGCGCAAGGTATTCTTATTTGGTATAGTAATTTATTAAATGATATAGATCAAAAAGAGTACAAGAGGATAATGGACAAAGAATATATGCGACAAAAGTATTGTGCGATTAGAGGATATATTGCAAGAGTACAGCCATCAGAACACTTTTTATTTGATTTTGATTTAGAGGAAATGTTAAAAAATAATGTGTATTACTCTACAAATGGAGAAAAAAGATACATAACAAAATGGTGGAAAGGTGAAATAAGACACTGGACAGTGAATGATGGTATTTGGAAGGAGATAAAACAAAATGAAGATTGAAAAAGAATATAATTTACATGAGCTTGCAAACAAAGTAAAGGAAAGCATTAAATTGGGCTATAGGCTTACAGCAAAGACTGCTAACCTTAATCTCATAACAGCACAGCAAATTGTAGATGTTTTGGAAACAGTAGCAAGCTGGGAAAAGGATAAAGCAAATGAAATGGAGTTACATAACAAAAAAGATGCAAATGGTAACACATTAAGAAGTATGGATTATATTTTAAAAAGAATGTTAAAACCCGTTTGTTTTGGTTGTCATGTTGATGGGGTCAGAAAATGCAACTTATGCATATATGAGAAAGAATGCATGATTGAAACAGAAATAAGAGATTGTTTCGGAGCATATGACGGTGATATAGAATGTGAATGTTGTGATAGTAAAGAAGAGTGTGAAAATGCTCGTGATGCCGCAGTATTAAATGAAACGCAAACAAATAATACAGTACCAGATTGCTATGGTTGCTATTATGATAAAGGCTTATATTGCCCTGATTGTAAAAGCAGAGAGTCTTGTGTAGAAGAAACAATAAATAGAAAAAACATAGAAGAGGACGATGATTTTATTTAATGGCAAAAAGGACAACTAAATGGTACAGGAAGAATGAAGCAGAAGTAATGCACAGGTTAGGTTTTGAGCCGACAAGAAACAGCGGAGCAACATGGATTGATAAAGGTGATGGACAAAGCGACCATTGTTTGTGTGAGTTAAAAAGCACAGACCATGAAAGTTTTAGTATAAAACAAAGTGTGTTGCATCAATTAGAAGCACAAGCCATAGAAGCTCATAAATTACCCGTATTTGCTTTCCAATTCATTAACACAGATGAAGTATGGGTTGCGATAAAAGAAAGTGATATATCGGAATTTAAAGCACTTATGAAAGGTGTATTGCCGAATATGCCATTATCACCATTATTAGAAAAACATGAAGAAAATGTTGACAGAATAGAAGAAAAGAAGTATAATAGTATTTGTAAGCAGGGTAACACAAAAGAAAATTTAAAAGCAAGAATGGCTTACATGAAACAGAAAGAATTGGAGAGAGCAGAAAGAGAACAGGAGTTCAAAAAGAAAAACAAAGAAAGGAGGAAGGAAAGCAGATGGAGAGAAAGCTAAAACAGCAAGGTATTGCTTCATTTGAAGGGTTGAGTATTGGAAAGAATAAAACAATTCAAGTAAAGTTCAAATTGCGATATGACGAGATTTTGACAAGTGTTGAGTTGTTGCAAGGTTTGAACAATGATATTACACTTCATGCAAAAGTGCCAGATAAAAAGCCGATGAATCTCGGTATTTTTACTATCGGAGCAATTAACTTTGATAAGGATGGAAATGCAACAATCCCTTTTAAATCATTAACAGATAATGTAAATGTAGAAAGTATTTGCAGTTTAGTTGATGAAGAATTGATACAGTTAAGATTCCAAGCCATTATTGAACTTCCCGACACAAGTGTAGAAGAAAGTGAAGGGGGTGCAGAAGAATGGGACGATTAAACTATAATGAGCTTTCTAAAAGGCGTTTTAAAGAACAGAGAAATATCGTTATTTCAGAAGCAAGAAATGTTAAAACAAATGATTTAGAAGGTTATGCAGTTACAGAACAGCTTGTAACAGAAGAAAACGGAAAAGAAGTAAGAATTTTCCTAAAAGGTGGACTCGGCTTAGTCGACAAAGAAGGACTCATAAAATTAAGAGATTGTTTGAATGAAGCAATTGAAAAAACAAATCCAAGTTCTTGTTAAAAAGGTATTGACACAAACAAATAAATGTGTTAATATAAAGACAACATAACAAAGAGAAACAATAATAGAGAAGAAAAGGAGAATAATGTTATGGCAAAAAATTGGAGCGCATATGAAGCGGCAAAAGAAATTTATGGAAACAACAAGGAAAACATTGCAGAGATTGGAAGTAGATTTCCGCTTTTTGCAAGAACAGTAGCACTTGCAGACAGTGAATATCTGTTAGACATTTTAAAAGCACTTCCTGCTAAAGTAACAGCAAGAGTTGTAGAAACAGGACTTAAAGAGATGGAGACAGAAGAACCATTCATGGAAATTCCACAGGAAGAAGAAGCACCAAAGAAAGGTAAAGCAAAGAAACAGGATGCAGAAGAACAGGAAGATGAATGGTCAGATGATGCAGAGGAAGAAAGCACCTATGAGTCTATGACAGCAAAAGACCTCTATGCATTATGTTGTAAACGTGGTATTTCATCACTTTGCAAGAGCCGCAAGAAAGATGAACTTATCAAGCTGTTAGAAAAACTTGATAACGGTGAGATTGAGCCGTCTAAGGGAAAAGGTAAAGCAAAGGAAGAAAAGAAAACAACATCAAAGAAGGATGCTAAAAAAGAAGAACCAGTTGAGGAAGATGACGATGACTGGGGAGAAGATGACGAAGAAGAAACAAACCCGTATGTAGGAAAAACCGCAATGGAGCTTTTCAAAATGTGTAAAGAAAGAGGTCTGAAAGTAAAACCAAAACAGAAGCCAGATGTATATGCAGATATGTTGAAAGCTGATGATGCAAAAGGTGAGGAAGATACAGAAGAAGAGGACGATGACGACTGGGAAATCTAATCGTTAAAATGTAACACGTAAACAAATACTCTGATAATGTATTAAAAAAAAACTACAATAAAATATATCTGAACGTTTTTAAAATTTCAAAATTGAGCTAAATAATCATACAATGCAAAAGTTATTGAAAAAATGAATACTCTAATTGAATAGTAAATCATAAAAGGCAGGATGGTAGGAACAAAACTATTTATCCTGCCTTTTATTTTAGGAGAAATAAAAAATGAACGCAAAACAAATATTAGACATTGATTGCAGAATCGAAGAAAACAAAAACATATTAAACAAATTCTTGTGGAAAGTAAAACCAGTACAGAAATTAAAAATACCAAAAGGAAGTATGCTAAAAATTGATGATTTAGAATACATCATACATGGTATATGCAAAAGATATGGATACAGTCAGCAAGGTATAAAAGAATATTGGGAAAATGGTGAATTTATTTATTATAATTGTCCTGTATTAAATTCTAAACGGGAATGGGTTGGTTATGTATATGGGAAAACATTGTGGGAGTTAGAAGCAAAATTGCTTATCAAGATTTATGCAGAGATAATGAAGGAGAAAAAAGAAAATGAATGATATATACTTTTACACCGATGGAGCGTGTTCTAATAATGGAAGTAAAGATGCAAAAGGCGGTTGGGCGTATGTAGCCGTAAAGGTGGCTAATGAGTCTGTAGATGTAAGAATTAAAAAGGGTGCTAAAGAAAATACAACCAACAATGAAATGGAGCTTACAGCGGTATATATGGCGTTAGTAAAAGCCTTAAAAGAGGGATATAAAAGGGTGACAATATTCAGTGATAGTGCGTATGTTGTGAACGCTATAACAAAAGGATGGCTTCTAAACTGGTATAACAATGATTGGAGAACAGCAGAAGATAAGCCAGTAAAGAATAAAAATATATGGGAGAAAATGTTTAAACTTGTATATACAAAAAAGCTTACAATTAAAATGGTAAAGGTCGCAGGGCATAAAGGAGATCCGTTAAATGAATTAGCCGATAAATGTGCAGTAAAGGCTCGTGAAGAGTTGGAGGGTTAAACAAAAATGTATATAAGTGAGAAGATAATAGAGAGAGAATTTTCTGGAAAGAATATGAAAGAAGCATATTTAAAATGTTGTAAATGGGTTAGCACAAACATTATAGCAGTAAACAACAGTGAAAACATTACATACTCAATTCAGAAAAAGAAAACACAAGACACATATGTAGTAGTATTAAAAGTATATGTTTTTGCAGATGAACAAGAAACAAAAGAAAAGCATTGTGACATATGCAAAGAAGTAAGACACAATTTATTCATGGAAGAAAACAAACATATGTGTGAGGGATGTAAATTAAATCCATATAGAAAGAGATTAGGAGAAAAATTAAAATCGTTAAAAGAAGGATTGAAAGGAACAATATTATGAAAAAAATGCAAAAGGTAAAAAAAAGTGTTTTAAAAACTATGTTAGAAACATTTATAGAATTGTTGATTGCGTTTAAATATGCAGTCATTGAAGAGTTAGGAAAGATTGCTATAGTGGTACAAATAATAATTCCAATAATCTGTTTTTATGCAGGAATGGATATGAAAACATTTGTTTTTGTAATAGTGCTACTAACAGTTATAGTGAAATATATTAAAGAGGTGGGATACAAATTAAATAGTGTAAGCGAAAGAGGATTTCCACTTCCGGGGCATAGGTTTACAAAAATGGATAATAATGGATTCATAATGGTTAAGGATGAAGATATGCAAGAAGCAATACTATATTTATGTGATGTTGAAAATTATCTAAGAAATAAAGGGTTGATAAAAGATGATGATACCGTGTAAGGGTTGCATTGATAGAAGTGCAGAGTGCCACATAAACTGCAAGAAATATAAGGACTATCAAAAGGTTGTTAAAAGGGTAAGAAAAGAGCGCATAAAACAAAAGCAAAAAGAAAGTTGTAGTTTTGGAAGTGCATACTATACGATGGTAAAAGAAAACTTGAAAAAAATAAATAAAAAGCATTGACAAGCAGTAACTCTTATGGTAATATAATCATAGGAGTTATAAAGAGGATAGTTATAAATAAGTGACAGCCGGAGAATGTCAGCCAGTGAAAGGAATAAACCTTATTGTTTGCCCCCTTCGTAATTGGTAAGAAACTTTTAAAAAAAATATATTAAGAGTTCAATCACTCTAAGACAATAAGGTTTAATATATAGCAGGGGTTCGCCCCTGCTTGTTTTAGTATTACAAATAAAAAGAATAGGAGAGAGCAAAGCATGGGATTAAAAAAAGGACAAGTGCCAAAGCCATATGAAGACGGTATGCTTATAAATATGCGTGACAGAACACCGGAAGAACGTCATGAGATAGCAATGAAAGGTGTAGAAGCAAGAAGAAAAAAGAAAGAACGAAATATGGCTTTGCAGAACTGTATGCGGCAGTTATTGGAAATGAAAACAAACAGTGATAAGAAAAAACAGATTTTAAAGAATTTTGGTTTTACAGATGAAGAATTAACAAACCAGAGCTTACTTATGGTTGCATTATTCCAAAAAGGTTTAACAGGTGACGTTGGTGCTATAAAAGAGATAACGCAGATGATGGATAAACTTGATATGTTCAAGAAAACAGGAAAGATACAAAACAATGTAACTATAAACCTTGTAACACAAGGGGAAAGTTATACACCTACAGCGCAAGATGAAGAGGAAATATGGAAAGCAGAAAATGCAGAAGAATGGATGGAAGAAGAGGATGAAGAATGGGGCAATGAAATCTATGAGTAATATCTTAGATGTGTTTTCTAAGGAAAATAAGCGATTAAATTCAATAAGCAGGATAAATCCTAGTATAAATAATAAAAATGGCTTAAATCGCAAATTAGGGGCATTAGAAAGCAAGTCAGAATTGCAGTGGATAAGCGAACATGTAAAAGAACCTAAAATTTTATATAATATTTTAAAATAATACTTGACATATATTTTGTTATATTATATAATATATATTATAAAGGAGATAAAATGGACAGGAAATTAAATAGAATATCTCTAACAATGATTCTTGTAGGAATATTGTTTATATTAAGTGGACAATTTTCCATGAATATGGACAGAACAATATATAAAGCAAAGCAAAATGCAGTAAATGATTATAAGCAAAGTATAAAAGAAAAAGAGTTTACAATACAAATACAAAACAATAGAAAAGCAAATGTAAAAGTATTAGGTTATAAACCAAACAGTAATACAAAAGAAACAATATTAGAAGCATATGGAATTGTAAAGTTAAAACAAAACAATAATGGTTTAGAAATAATAGTGGATACAGAGAGTGGTGAATAAATGGGAACATTGAAACAAGACCAAGAAGCAATCCATGATTATGTTACTAAATATGCAATAAAGCATAATATAACATATGAACAGGCATTAGAACATAAAATAGTTCAAAATGTGATAACATGGATGAATTTAAGAAGGAGAGAACAGAAATAAATATGGGAATATTGTATGATATTCAAAAACAAGCAGAACAATTTACATTGGAAAATAGAATGGTACAATGTACAGAAGAGATGGCAGAGCTTACACAAGCGTTTTGCAAATACCAAAGAATAAAATCAAAGGATAAAACTTGTAAAACAAAAGAACCAACAGTAATGTATAGTATAACAGAAGAAATAGCAGACGTAGAAATATGTTTGGAACAGATAAAGTATCTGTTAGGTGTGGAAAGGCAAAATCAGATAGAACAAATAAAGCAAGAAAAATACAAAAGAACAGAACGAAGGTTAATACAAGAATAAGTAAAAGAAAAAGTATATAAATATACTACAGTTTACCTCTAACAAAACATAGAACAAAACAGGAAGGAGAAACAAATGCAGAAACTAAACATAGTATATAGGCAGATAAAGGATTTAAAACCCTATAAAAAGAACGCAAAGAAACATAATAAGGAGCAAGTGGAATGGATAGCAAATAGTATCAAAGAGTTTGGTTTTACACAGCCAGTAATAGTAGACAAAAACAATGAAGTAGTAGCAGGACATGGTAGAATATTAGGAGCAAAGAAAGCAGGATTAAAAAGTGTACCAACTGTATGCCTAGAAGATTTAACAGAAGAACAAATAAAAGCATATAGGTTAGTAGATAACAAACTAAATGAAAGTGAATGGGATTATAATTTACTGGATGAAGAACTGGAAAACCTAACAGAAGATATAGACATGGATTTGTTTGGGTTTGATTTAACGGAAGAAATAGAACAAGAAGAAACAAAAAAGAAAGTTGAATTTGATGTAAAGAAAGAAAATAAAATAATAATTACTTGTAAAACAAAAAGACAAACAGAAGAGTTGTATAAAAGATTAGTTGAGGAAGGGTATTCATGCACAAAGAGGATTTCAGAGTAATAAAACAGAAAGGATTTTATAAACTTATAAATGGTGATTGCTTGGAAGTTATGAAGGGTATACCTGACAAAAGCATTGATTGTATTGTGTGCGACCCACCATATGGTACAACAGCGTGTAAATGGGATTCTATTATTCCTTTTGATTTAATGTGGGAACAGTTAGAAAGGATAATAAAGGATGATGGTGCAATTGTTTTGTTTGGTTCTGAACCTTTTTCAAGTGCATTAAGAATGAGTAACATAAAAAAATATAAATATGATTGGAAGTGGATAAAAGATAATTGCACAGGTTTTCAAACTGTAAAAACACAACCTTTAAAAAAACAAGAAGATATTATTGTTTTCTCATTAGGAACGATTGCTAGTGGCAGTAAAAGAAATATGAAATATTATCCACAAAATTTGACGAAAATAAAACCTAAAATTAAGAAAGTTGGAAAGAAGCCAAGATATGTAGGTGATAGATTGAAACAAGAGGGAAGGGAATATGTTTGTAGCTTCTCAAACTATCCAAATAATTTATTGGAATTTCCAAGAGAACAAAATTGTGTCCATCCGACACAAAAGCCTGTTGATTTATTATCTTATTTGATAAAAACATATTCAAACGAAGGTGAAACAGTTTTGGACTTTACTATGGGTTCTGGAAGTACAGGAGTTGCTTGTATGGAAACAGGCAGAAAATTTATAGGAATAGAGTTAGACGAACAGTATTTTAAAATATCATGTGGGAGAGTTAAGCAGGCATTAGAATATAAAAATGATTATGGCGATTGGTAATTTATGAAATGTTAAAACAAAAGCACGTTGTAAAATACGTGCTTATTTTATTATATAAATATAAAATATTTTATAAAAACATATTGACTTTTTGTTATATTGTGTTATAATATAATTAAAGTTAAGGAAAACAAAAGGTTGGAGGAAAACAAAATGAGAGAAATTATTAAAGCATTAGAAAACAAAGGCTATATAGTATGCAATCAGTTTGATGGATTCTATGGAACAGAAGAAAACAGATATGAATTATGGAACATGAGTGGAGAGCTTATTGAAGATAACATGACAATTGAAGATTTAAAGAAAATGTTATAAAAGTAGTTGACAAAAGTAGAACAATATGTTATTATATAAATAAGTTAAGAGAGAACAAACAAACAAAAAAACAAAAGGAGAATAATATGTATACAATAGAATTAAATAATGGGAAAGTAAAAGCAAATATTGAAACTGTAAAATTTAAGAACAAGAAAGATGCATGTGAGTGGATTGAGGATTTTAAAAAATTTTTGACACCAAATATAAAAGCAAAGGTTGTAAAGTGTAAGAAATAAACAAAATAGCTTAAAATAATTATTGATAAAACAACATGAGCAAAGATAATAGAAAAAGGAGATATAAATATGAAGAATAAAGAAAAATTCGCAAAAGAGATTGTGGAAATTGCTTGTGATGGTAATGATATTGCTGTCAATAAAAACACTGGCAAACCAGAAAGTTGCGAGTCCTTAAATTGTAATGAATGCTTGTTTTCATGACACGGCGGTCAGTCGTGTTATGATGTAATAAGAGAATGGGCAGAATTAGAGTACGTCGAAAAGCCAGTGATAAGCAAAAGGGATAGAATGTTTCTTGATTATATAGATAAGAAATTTCATTATCTTGTAAGGACGTGTGTCGGAGATGTTAGACTGTTTTCCATAAAGCCGAGAAAAGGTCAAATGGAATGGAGGTGTAATTATCTTTCATTTACTTCTTTATTGGATTCATTTAATATTGATTTACCAATGGTTAAATGGGAGGATAATAAACCATGGTTAATTGAGGACTTGAAGAAGTTGGAGGTAGTAGAAGAATATGAAATATAAAGTTGGAGATAAGGTCAGAGTCAGAAGCGACTTGAAAGCGTATGAAATATGGTAATAAACAGTTTAATGGATTTAATTAAAAAGTTGTTTGATGATAACTATGAAAATATTGTTATTATTGATTCAAGCGATAGAGAAAAATATGAAGCAGACAAGATGACAATAAAACAATTGAAGAGTTACGACGTAAACAAAATAGATGTTATAACAGCAGATGAAGATAAAATATATATTTGTTTTTAAAACAAATTGACAGGTGTTAAAGTCATTAAAACACAAAGTAAACTTACTCTTTTTCATGTAGGGTGTGTATCCTCTCATATAAAAATATACACCCTATACAATGCCCTATGGCGAAATGGTAACGCACAAGAATTTGACTCTTGTAATTGTTGGTTCGAGTCCAACTAGGGTAGCTGTGCATGAATAATGCACACAAGATATATAGTTCTTCATTGATTAGTGCGGCGAAGTAGCAATGCATCGATGAAAAGCCGCACAAGGGTCATTAGTTCAGTTGGTTAGAACATTCGCCTCATAAGCGAACGGTCGTAGGTTCGAGTCCTACATGACCCATTTAGGCATAAGCCTATAGAAAACATATAAAAATTATGGAGGGAACAAAAATGGAAGAAAGACAATTAACAGAAGTAATTGAAACAATGGAAAAGAAACAGGATACATTACTAGAAAGTATGTCAGTTATTTTGAATTATCTGCTATCTGAAACTGTTCAGAAAGAACCAAAAGACGAAAAAGAAAAAGAAGAGATGCAACGCAAGATGCAAGTGCTGTTGATTTACAGGGATGAATGTATGGAAGCTGTGTATGGTGAAAAATATACAAAGCACATGAATGAAGCGAACAAAGAAATAGCAAAAGATATTATAAAAGATATTTTAGGAAATATTTTAAAATAAGCATTGCATAAATAAATATAATATGGTATAATAATTATAAGCAAGGTGTAGTAAGTAAAAGCTATGTCTTGCTTATAGTTGTATAAAAGGAGAGGAAACAAATGTCAGAATTGAACATCAATGTTTCTAATCGTTTTGCAAATTTTTTGACAGACTGGGAATATGAACAATACTTATTATTTGGTGGGTATGGTTCTGGAAAGTCATATCATGTAGCGTTAAAGATTATACTTAAATTGATGGAAGAAAAAAGAACAGCACTTGTAGTAAGACAGGTAAAAGATACAATACGTGAAAGCTGTTTTGCATTATTCAAAGAAATCCTAACAGAATTAGGAATATTATCTTCCAGAGAAGCACGATACACAAGTAGTACAAATGGTGAAGTAATAGCAATAGCAAGTCCAATGGAGATACGTTTTCCGAATGGTAGCAGGATAATATTCAAAGGATTGGACAATGTAGAAAAGATTAAGTCTGTACATGGTGTAAGTATTGTATGGATGGAAGAATGCAGTGAGATAACATTTGCGGCATATACAGAGCTTTTAGGGCGTGTTCGTGAACCAAATAAAACATTACATTTTATAATGACAACAAACCCTATAGGAAAAGAAAATTGGGTGTATGATACATTTTTCGTACATACAGATGAAAAGGGAAAAGAGCATATAATACAAAGTGAAAAAGAGGTATACAAAAAGCGCACGCTTGTAAATAAAAATAATGGTGTGTACTATCATCATAGTTTGCCGGATGATAATCCATTTTTACCAGAAAGCTATATAAAACGTTTGGATAGCCTAAAGAATAGTGATATGCATTTATGGCTTGTAGCAAGATGGGGGAGGTTTGGAGCAAGTGGTTTAAGAGTATTACCAAAATTTACAGTTGCAAAAAATGCAAAAGAGTTTGCAAATGCAGTAAACAATATATCATCACATTACCATTTCTTCGGTTTAGATTTTGGTTTTGAAACATCATACAATGCACTAATGAGCTGTGCAGTCGATGATACAAACAAGATACTATATATCTATGATGAAGTATATAGAAATCATATAACAGATAATAACTTTATAAAACTTGACAGTGTACAAAAAGTAAAGGAAAGAGCAGAAAGGTGTGAACAGCCTATTTTCGCAGATGCGGCTAGAAATGTTTTGGTCGCGTAAAATCGCATTAAATACTGGAAACGCTTTAGAGTCGTTAGTACCATAGAGTGATAATCTAACGAATTAGCCAACCAGTAGTAGTTTAAATAAACGGAGGTAAAATAATATGAAAGTAAAACAAATAAATAAAATAAAAGGATTAGAACATATAAATGATGGGTATTATGTTTCGTATGATGGCAGAGTTTTTTCGTTGAGAGATAAACATGGAAATGTGAGCATGAGTAATAGACATGAGTTAAAACAATATGAAAAGACAGGTGGTTATTTAAATGTAGCATTGACAACGAAACATAATAAAACAAATTATTTGCGTGTTAACAGATTAGTAGCATTAGCATTTGTTAAAGGTAGGACAGCAAAAAGAAAATATGTGAATCATATGGATGAAAATAGAAAAAATAATAATGCAGATAATTTGAATTGGGTAACACCAAGAGAGAATAATAATTGGAGTTTAGCGAAAACAGTTTATATGTATGATTTGAAAGGGAATTATGTTAAGAGTTATATATCAACAACAGATGCAAGTAATGATGGATTTAATAGAAGTCATGTTGCAAATGTTTGTAGATGTATAGAAAGACAACATAAAGGTTATTTATTTTCATACCAAAAGCTTTCAAAAGAACAAGCTATTCAACGACTATCGAAAACCAGTTATATTAGATATCCTAAATATGATGGTAAGTAGAGTACACACAAGCGTGTGGAAATGTGCGAAACAGAAATGTTAAGATATAGTCTAATCTGTAGCGAGAGCTACAGCAGTTCATAAGAGAACGTATATAGAAGTAGCGAACTATATAGAATAAAATGGAACCAAAATCAATACAGTATTATAGGCAAGAAGGATTTACGATGTATGGTTGTAAAAAGTATGCAGGAAGTAAGTTACAAAATGTGAAGAAAATAAAAAGATTCAACAAAATCGTATGTTCCCCAAAATGTAAAAACACAATAAGGGAATTAAAAGATTTAACATATGCAAAGGATAAGCAAGGTAATATTATTTATGATGAATTTAATATTGATGCACATACATTAGATGGTATTGCATACGCATTAAACAATTATACAGTAGCGGATTTAAAGGACTATAAGGCAAATACAAAGGTAGGATAGGTAAATGTAAGCCTACTAAAAGAAATCGTCTTAAAACGGCAAATAGAAGCTTAGAGAGGTATAAGAGATATGTTTAAATATTGGAAAGAATACAGGAGAATACATGAAACAATAGGAATGTTAAAAGAAATGCAAGAACAGAACATAACAGATGATTATAGTTGTGGTTTGCATAATGGTTTAGAGTTAGCACTTGCAGTTGTGGAAGATAGAGAGCCGGAGTTTAAAACATATGAAACAGAACCAGTAAATATTGAAACAAAAGAAGAACAAGGAACAGGAAGAACAGTAGCAAGTGGAATAAAAATAAAAAGGAGGTAATGTAACATGAAAGATGTACAGCAGAAAACTTGTTCTGCCGGGGTGCAGACGGTGTTTACTATGTTGTTAAGGAGAAGCCAGTTTTTGGTAAAGAATTTTACAAACAATCAAATTACTGTAAAGCTTGGAGATAATGATTCTTATAGCGTAATTGGTGCAGGAAGTTGGGAGCGTGTATTTAATAACATAGAAGATAGAACAAGTGGAACAAGTGAAGCAACAAACATTGTTAAGGTCACAGCAACAGAAGATGGACTCGTTGAAGTTGCAAGTGTTGATTTTTAGGTGATAGTATGATTAAAGATAACAGAAATAATGAGCAAATATATGGTCGTAATGATATGATAATGTTAGACCCGAATAACAAAATTTATGGTAGCCTTGGACTCGCTGACAATTATGTTATGAAAACAGAAGAGGGAACAAGGCTGACATTAAGTAATCCAAAGTTGGGTAAATTTGGTGATGTATTAACAGAATTTAATATCTATGGGCGCAGTGAACAGTTTTCGACAACAGGTGTTCAATTGCTTAACGAAAATATTGAGAGAAATAATAGAGGAGTATTTATAAAAATAAATGGGTCAACTGCTACTTTTAAGGGGATTGTTTCTGATGAAGCTAATATTAGAGTTAATATTCAAAAAAATATAAAATTAAAACCTGGGAAATATACAGCTAGTTCCTCAAATAAAAAAATAGAAGCTGATTTTTCAGTGGTAAAAGCTAATGGTGAACAAATATATGATCGTCATATAGAGATTGACGGAACGGAAAAAGAAGTAAGGTTTAGAGTACTGTTTGGGTTAAGACCATCGGCTAAAGGTGATGTTATTGACGAAACAACTAATATTATGATTAACGAGGGAGACATAGCACTTCCATATGAACCATACACAGGAGGCAAACCATCTCCATCACCAGAATATCCGCAGGAGATTAAGAGCGTGGTGAATCCTATAGTTAAAGTAACAAACGAAGATGGAACACAATTTGAGACTGTTACTCTTCCATACACACTCAACGCCATCCCAGTAGAATCTGGTGGAAATGTAACGATTGACGGTCAGCAGTATATTGCGGATAGAGTTGTGGAAAAAGACGGTGTATTTGGCATCGAAAGAAATACCGCAATAGATGCACCAGTGTTAACTAAAACACTAAAAGAAACACCTGATATGAAAGGAAGATTTCTTCAAAATGGTGCATTCAAAAAAACTTTTACATATTCTTATGCACCGCTGGTAAATATCGGTTATGGCAAAACATGAGGTATCGCGGGAAGTGTAATTGATAGATGGTTATTCGGAGTAAATAAAACAAATTTGTACATATCACCGCCTAAAGACCTGAATTACACCTCAGAGGATATACTTAATGCTCTAAAAGATTTAGATATAAAAGTTTATGGAGCTTTAGTCGTACCGTTTTTTGAGCCTTTTACCGGGGATATACAAGCTAAATTGCGAGCCCTTGTAACTTATTATCCAGTAACAATTGTTGAGAATAATTATAACACATGGATGAAAGCAACATATAAGTCTACAGAATCAGTTTAAAGGTGGTGATTGCATGGAAGAAACGAAAATAAAAGTAGGAGGTCTTATAATGTGACAACAGCGGAAATGATTGGTATAGTTGTTTTAGGGTTGAGTTCACTTATTGGAATATTTACAGCAGTATATAGACCATTGAATGAAAACACAAAAGCAATGACTGAATTAACATTAAAAATGGAACAACTTGCAGAGAAAATAGACGAGCAAAACAAAAAAATTGAAGGACAAGAAAAAGCATTATTAGAGTATAAAGACCATGTTAGAGATTCACAGAAAAGACAATGGGATAAGCTAGATGAACATGACAAAACGTTGCAACAAGTAAGTCATGCATTAGAAATGTGTAAACAAGAACATGAAAAGGAGTGACAAACATATGTTTAAAAATTGTGTATTTAAACCAGATGTTAATACAGTAAAGTGGTGTAAAGCAACAGGAATAAGAGCCGTTAAAACAATGGCACAAACGGCTGTAGGTGTGATTGGAGCAAGTACAGTAGTAAATATGGTAGATTGGAAGATGGTATTATCTGCAAGCCTTGTAGCAGGCATTACAAGCGTTTTAACAAGCATTGCAGGTTTACCAGAAGTAGAAGCAACAAAGTAAAGGAGTGGATCAGTAATGGCACATTTATTTGTTATAGCAGGACATGGAGCAGGAGATTGTGGAGCAGTAGGATATGGATATACAGAAGCGGAAAGAGTTAGATATTTAGCATCAAGGTTATCAGCGTTAGGTGGTAGTAATGTTACTATTGCAGATACAAACCGAAATTGGTACGCCGATAATGGAATCATGAGTTTAAATATCCCTAAAGACTGGCAGATTTTGGAATTACACATGGACAGTGCAGGAGCTTCGGCAAATGGTGGTCATGTAATTATTAAACAAGGATTTAATCCAGATAAATATGATACTGCATTGTCAAATTTTATCAGTACATTCTTTCCGGGTCGGTCAATCAAGTTAGATGCTAGGAATGATTTAGCAAACCCAAACAGAGCGGCAGTAAGAGGATATAGCTATCGACTTTTGGAAAATGGATTTATAACAAACAGTTATGATTTAAACAAATTCAACACACAAACGGATGAACTTGCAAGAGGAATATTAAGAGCATTTGATATTGGAGTTGCCGAAACAAAACAAAACAAGCAGGTTGATGAAGATGGGGAAACAAAATCTGGAACACATCAAGATACAGTACAACATTTTGGTAAAATTACATATAGAGCGCATATGCGTGATTTTGGTTGGGGTTGTTGGCAGTGTGATGGTTTGATGGTTGGAACAATCGGAGAGAATAGACGTATTGAAGCGTTTAACCTTATACCAGTTGGAGAAACGGATGTATCAGTACATATAAAGGATATCGGTGATAAAGAATATAAGAATATCACTAGAAATACTTTGATTGGTACAATGGGGCAGAAAAAACGTATCGAAGCAATTAAAATTACAGGCAAAGACACAAATTATGCTTACAGAGTACACCAGAAAAATATCGGTTGGAGTGCATGGACATTTAACGGTAATTGGTGTGGAGTGAAAGGAAAGAAACTACAGATTGAAGCAATCGAGATAACAAAAGCGAAATTCCTTGCTACTCCATTTGTACAAAACAAAGGTTGGCTACAAGAATCTGTATGCAACAACGTTATCGGAATAACAGGACATAATTTACGTTTAGAAGCGTTTAAAATCAATCCTTTAGGCATGGATATTGGTATTAAAGCACATATACAGGATAAAGGTTGGGTTGATTATGGAACGATAAACAAAGATACTGTTATCGGTACGACAAACGAGAGTAAACGTATAGAATGTTTATGCTTTAAAGGTGATTTTGAATACAGAGTACATGTTCAGAATAGTGGTTGGACTGATTGGACAAAAGCTGATGGAGTAGCAACACTCGGAACTGTAGGACAGGCATTAAGAATTGAAGCAATACAGTTTAGATAAAATTTAGGTGGCAGAAATGCCACCTTTATTTATTATATATAATATATATTATATTAAATATATTTATTGTTATTGTTGACATATATATATTATTATGATATAATATGTTAAGAAAGGAGAATATGTGTAATGACTACAAAAAAACAATATCCTGTTGAAGTAACAACAGCATTAGCAAGTTTCCCTTATTTTGTTTTAAGAAATGAGATAAAAACAGGATATAATCTATATACACAAGAATTATTACAGATACAGCAAAATTATATAGATTATAAAGAAGGTGCTAAGTTTTATACAGAAGGTAGTGCAGGGGATTATGTTCCGTCAAACATTAAGTTCAAGATTGCGAAAACATTGATAGACAAAGAAGCAAGATTTATGTTTTCGCAAACACCAGATTTTTATGTACAACCAGTTGACGTAACAGAACAAGCAAATTCAGAAGCACAAGAATACCAAAGGTTAGTTGATAAGGTTTTAAATAATAAAAACAATAATTTTTCAAGAGCATTATTACAGAGTGCAAAAGATTGTTTCATCGGTAAACGTGTTGCGTGTTTAGTAGATTTTTCAGAAGAAGATGGCATACAAACACATTTTTATAATAGCTTGCAATTTTACTATGAAACAGAATATGGCTCTGACAGACTGACAAAGTTTGTAAGTTTTGAAAATGTGAGTGAAAGCAAAACAACCAGTGAAAGGCTGTACCTTGTAAACAGGTATGAAGAAAGAGAAAATGCAATTTATATGAGTTCTATTTTATACAATGGTTCTGGTAAACCAGTAGAGGAACTTATTGCAGAAACAAAAACAAAATTAGAATATATTCCGGCAGTTGTTATTTTCAATGATGGGACATTGCAAGATAAACGTGGTGTGTCTGAAATGGAAAGCCTAGCATACTATGAGGAAGGATATAGCAGATTAAGCAACGGGGATATTGACAGTGAAAGAAAAGGTATGAACCCTATTCGATATACTGTAGATATGAGTCCAAACACGACAAAAAACCTTCCGAGTGGTGCTGGTGCTTATTGGGATTTACAAACCAATCAAAACATAGATAACAAGTCTCCTATGGTTGGAACATTAGCACCACAAATGAACCATACAGAAGCGGTAAAAGAAACGCTAACAAGAATTAAAACAGCTATGTACAACGAAGTGGATGTTCCAAACATAAGTGAAGAAACAATGGCAGGAACAATAACAAGCGGTAAAGCATTAAAAGCACTGTACTATCCGTTGCAAGTTAGATGTGATGAAAAGATGAAAGCATGGCGTCCTGCATTAGAGTTTATTGTTGAAACAATATTAGACCTTGCTAAATTGAATAAGGATATCGTTTCGACATTGTATGTTATTCCAACACTTGCAGAAATACAGTATAATATACAAGTTGTAGAAAATTATGCACTGATGGAAGATGAAGAAACAGAAAAAGACTCAGACCTTGCTGAGATAGCCGCTAATGCACGAAGCAGAAAGTCATATATTAAAAAGTGGCGTAAAGAAGAGTTTAAAACAGATGAACAGATTGAAAAGGAACTTATGCAGATTGCGGTTGAGTTGAGTATGTTCGACAGTATGAGTATGAATACACAGGTACAAAGTGAATTGGATAAACAAACAACAGATGGTGAAGTGCAAAATAATATTGATGATATAGAAACACAAACAAAGTTGGGTGAACAGAATGGCACAGAAGTTTAGATTAAAAAATGCCGAGGAAGTAAGAAATACAACTACAATGCAAATGCAAAGAGAGATACAAAAAATGTATAGGCAATTATACAAAGATGTTTCTAAAAAAGTTGCAAACATGAATGATACGAATTATCAGAAACAAAACCTTATAATCTTAAAACGTGACATTAAAAAGCGAATAGAACAACTAAACAAAGATATAAAAGGTGGAGTTATTAGAAACATGACAACTGTATGTAATGAAGTAGTTGTTGACATCCGTTATTTTTTAAAACAGTGTGGTTTTAAAGATTCTGATATACACAATGCATTTCAGTATGTTCCAGATATGGTTGTAAGGAATATCGTTAACGGTAATATATATCAAGATGATTGGAGTCTTAGTGCCGCCATATGGGGGTATAACAAAAAAACACAAGATAGTTTGGACAGAATAATATCTATTGGAACGGCACAAGGGAAAAGCGCATTAGAGATAGCAAAGGAATTAGAAAGTTATGTAGAACCAAACGCACAAAAGAAAACCAGGACAATACAAAGTTGGAGAATTGCAAGGCAAAGTGATGTTGATGCAGGAAGAGCGCAATATGTTGGAGAAAAGATAAAAGATACATTTTATTTTGGAAAAGTTGATTACAATGCACAGCGTTTAGCAAGAACAATGATAAGCCATGCATACCAACAAAGTTTTGAAAATGTGAACAAAAATGACCCTTTTGTTATTGGTTATAGATGGCTTACAAGCAACTTTCATGGTCGAGTGTGTGATATATGCAGAGAAAGAGCAGAAACAGACCAATATGGTTTAGGAACAGGAGTGTTTCCTAAAGATGCGTTACCTTTAGACCATCCGAATGGAATGTGTACATTTGAAGCAGTAATGCCGGATGATATGAAAACAATTGCACAAAAGATTGGAATGTGGTATAATAGTCCTACAGGAACTTATCCAGACATAGATAGATATGTTTTGGATTTTGTACAGTAGAAAGGAACGTGAGAACAGTTATGGAAATTAAGAGAGTATGCAAAAAATGTGGAGAAGTATTTGAGATTGATTCTAGCAACCTTATTAGAAAGGACGTACACGATGAATATGGTAATTTTTACAAACTTATGTATTGTGATTGCGTAAGATGCCACACAAGGGATTTTGTACAGATAGATGATAAAAATACCCTTAAAGAATTTAAACGTCTTAAAAAGCTAATTATTGAGGTTGCAAAGAAGAATGTAAAAGGGCAGACTGTATCCCCGAAAGACATTAAGAAAAAAGACAGACTTATGAAGCAGATTAGAGAAGATAGGGAGAAATTAAAAGAGGTTTGTGCAGGAAAAAAATATTTTGATGAAAATGAAAAAATTGTTACAGAGTGCTTGACATTTGAAAAGGTTGGTGATATAATTGAAAGTAACTTGTGATAAGTGCCACAAGGAATTTGATTTAACGCTAAAACAGGAACAAAAGGTTGTAGGCAATACAGAAATAACAAAGACATTTATAGAATGTCCGTTTTGCAATGAGAAGTTCGGTGCTTATTATGATACACAAAGTACACTTGTATTAAAAAAGCAAATACGAAAACATATTGCAAAGTTACAAACTATAAGAGATGAACACCAATACAAAAGGGAAATGAAAGCAGTAGAGAAGAAGCAAAAACGATTAGAAAGAGAAACAAGAATACTTGAAACAAAGTATAGTAAAGAGTTTTAGAAAGGGAAAAGCAAATGGCAGAAACAAATACTAATGTAAACACAAATGGAGATAATACAACAAATACAAATGGAGATGGAAACCAGAACACACAACAAAATGCTAATACTAATTCACAGAACACAAATACAAATGTGGTTGACGCTGAGAAAGTAAAGAATGATGCAATTGCAGAGTATTTGAAAGAATTAGGTGTTGAAGATGGTGATACTCTTAAAGGTATTGTTACAAAAGCAAAAGAAGAGGAAGAAAAGAATAAAACAGATTTAGAAAAGTCTAATGACACTCTTACAGCTACAACAAAAGAACTTGTTGCAGAACGTGAAGCTCGTATCATTGCAGAAGCAAAGTTATCTGCAATTCAATTAGGAGCTAAACCAGAACTTGTAGATGATTTGGTTATTATTGCAAAAGCGAAAGTAACAAAAGATAAAGATATCAATGCTATTATTGCAGAAATTAAAGACAGCACAAGTGGAAAGGTTTATTTTTCTAATGAAGATGAAAATGAAGAGAAAAAAGGAACAGTAACAAGAAAAAGAGTAAACAAAAAACCGGAAACAAACACTGATGGCAACAATAACGCAGACGGTCAGAAAAACAAGAATAAAGGAACAATGGCAGAAAGATTGCTTGCAAACAGAGTAAAACCAAAAAGTCATTATTTCAGTAAATAATATTAAGGAGGAAAATAAATGTTTAACAATACAGGAATTATGAAAGAAACATATGGAAACAAAAATCAGATTCTTTTTGCAGTAGAACATCAAGTATCTATGGGAATTGTTGTAGATACTACTTGTGGTGTTGCTGAGAATGGAAGAAAAATTGCGAAAGCAGGAACACCAGTAACAGGAAATCTTGATGAAAGAACAACAGCATTTACACTAGCCGCTACAACAACAGGAGCTTCAAACGCAGTTGGTATTCTTTTACATGATGTTGATGTAACAGACGATGATAACAACGGAACAGTTCTTTTATTTGGATTTGTTAATACAAACCGAATTGATGAAACAACAAAAGCAAAAATCACAGCAGAAGTTAAAGCCGCACTTCCAATGATTAAGTTTGTGGCTTGTTAATAACAAATAAGGAGGAATAAACAGACATGACTATTTATGATTTAATTCTTAGTGAAGAAATTGTAACATACTGGGAACTTTTACAGCAAGACAGAGAGCCATATATGGGAGAAGAACTTTTTCCGGATGATAAAAAGCTCGGACTCGACCTTAAATGGTTAAAGGGTTCTAATGGACTTCCGGTAGTTTTGAAACCAAGTGCATATGATGTAGCGGCTATTCCGAGAGCTAGAATTGGCTTTGAAAAGCTTAGTGCAGAAATGCCATTTTTCAAAGAATCATTGTATATTGATGAAGAGCTTAGACAGGAGCTTAACAAGGTTATTGAGAGTGGAAACCAAGCATACATTGATGCAATTGTAAACAGAATTTTTGCAGACGAAACACAGCTTCTTGAAGGTGCGGCGGCACAGAGAGAGCGTATGCGTATGATGGCACTTACCACAGGTACTATTGTTATGGAGGGCAATGGACAGGCATATGAATATGATTATCAGATGCCACAGTCACACAAAGTAACAACTAAGAAGTCATGGAGTGACCCAACAGCAACGATTATGAATGATATCAGAGATGGTATCAATAAAATCGTAGAGGATACAGGTGTTACACCAGAAAGAGCAGTTTGCAATTCAAAAGTATTTGCAAATTTTAGAAACAATACAGAAATTAAAAAATCTATTCTTACACTTACCGAAGGTGTTGGATTTGTTTCCGACCAGAAAATTAAACAATACATTTCTGATGAACTCGGACTTGAGATCGCAGTTAATGATAAACGGTATAAAGATGAAGATGGAACAACACAAAAGTATATTCCAGATGATGTATTTGTAATATTCCCTTCTGGAAAACTCGGTAATACATGGTTTGGAACAACACCAGAAGAATCTGACCTTATGGCAGGAAGTGTTGCAAATGTAAACATTACCGACACTGGTGTTGCTGTTACGACAATTAAAGTTCCAGACCCAGTTACCGTAGAAACAAAAGTGACAATGATTTGTTTGCCAGATTTCCCAACAGCAGACCAAGTGTATATTATTGATACAACAGTTTAGGAGGGAAAAATATGGCATTTGTAGAAGCAGTAAAAAACAGGCATTATATTAAAGTTTCTAAAAGTGCTTATGACAGCATTTTCAAGAAAAAGGGATATAGACTTGTAGACGAAGCAAAGAAAATAAATAAAGAAAATATTGTTGATGATTTTGTTGAAAAAGCAGAACATGAAGTTGTAGAAACAGAAGTTCCGGTTTCGGAGATGAATAAAGAACAGCTTATGAAGTATGCAGAAGAACATAACATTGATACTTCTTCCGCAAAGAATGTAAGAGAAGCAAGACAGATTATTCAAAACGCCATTAGAGAACAGAATATGTAAATATTGGAGGTGCTAACATGGACAATCTTGAAAAGTTAAAATTTAATTTACGTGAAGAGCAAACCCCGTATTTTACAGATGAAGAACTTCTCTATTTGTTGGAAAAAAATAATGGGAATGTGAACAGAGCAAGCTATGAAGGACTGATATTAAAAGCAGAAACTACAGGTTTGAATGTAAGTGGACTTACCACAAAAGACAGTTCCAGTTATTTTAAAATGTTAGCATCTCGATATATTGAAACAAATAGTGGGGTGCTGATATGAGAAGCGGAAAGCTATTTACAGAACTTTACAAAGTAAAAAGAGAGATTAAGTTGCATGGTGAAGAATATACCGTGTACAAACAGAAAACAGACAAATATGGAGAAACCACTAGCGATATTGAAGAGATTCAAAAGGTTAGTGGTTTATTCCACATTACAAAGGGATATACAGCACAAACAGTAAGTGACGGAACAAAAGTAAGAGCAAAGTCGCAACCGATGTTAATGATATGTATGGAAGGTTCAGAACAAATTGAAAATGGAATGTTTGTTATGATAAATGATAACAGATACAATATTGTAGACAAGAACAATATACAAGAATATAACATGGTTGTAGATTTATCTTTGGAGTTGGTACAAGATGGCAGGAATTAGATTAGATGCTTCGAAGCTTTTAGCAAATTTACAGAGTGCAGAAACAAAGTCGCAAATTGCTATTAAAATGTTTGCGAACGAAGGTGCAAAGAAATTTCAAAATTATGCAAAACAAAATAGACCATGGACAGATAGAACAGGTCATGCAAGGCAAAGGCTCACAGGATGGGTTGAAACGTTGAGCAATAAAACAAGAATCTATATAGGTCATGGTGTTGATTATGGAGTATATTTGGAATTGTGCCACGAAAAAAGATATGCAATACTACAAAAGACTGTAAATGCAGAAAGCGGAGAAGTGTTAGAAGGGTACAAGGAGTTGTTAAAGTATTTGAAACCATGAGCATATTAAAACAAATATATGATACAATTGCGGAAGATGGAACAGAAACATTTTTTCCGTCACAGCACAGTGGAGAATGTATAAAAGAATATGTGGTTGTTAAGTTGGAAGATATAACAGTTCCATTAACTGTATCCAGTGAAAGACCATTATATACCATAATGTGTTATGTTCCGCAAAACAATTATAGCAGGCTTGAAAGCCTAACATATGAAACAAAACAAAAGCTAAAAAAAATGTATCCAACAATAATGTATATAGGAAATGAAACAGCAAGCTTTTATGATTCTGATGTAAAAGGACATATGAAGAGTTTCCAGTATGCAGGATGCAGAAAGATAGAACAATATTGAAAGGAGAATAAATAATGCCTAGAACAAAAAAGAAAGCTGTAGGTATTCCTACTATAGACGTTGCGCTTGTTGTGGTAAGAACAGGCACAGAAGATAGTGGAATGGAGATTGCAGTTGATACGGCTAATAAGATTGGAGTAGAACCACAAACAGATACGGTAGATGCGATTAAGCTTGTAAAACTCGGAAAGTTATTAGCACAGAAACCAAGTACAACGACAATTACTGGACACCAGATTACATTAACAGACAATGTATTTATTCCAGAACTTGTAAAGATTTTTCAAGGTGGAACAGTAGAAGGAAGTGGTACAACACTTAAATATACGCCACCAGTTGCAGGCAGTGCAGATAAAGGGGAGGTATTTGAGCTTGATTGTTATTCAGCAGTATATGATGCATCTGGACAAATCACGATGTATGAAAAGATAACATATCCGAATTGTCAGGGGACACCTGTTACAATAAATACAGAGGATGATGTATTTAGAGTTCCAGAATATACAATCAATAGCGCACCGAAAACAGGTCAAGCACCATATATGATACAGTATGTAGAACAGTTACCTAACTTGACAGAATTTACCGTAGAACAGCAAAGTATGGAAACAGATGAAGGTGGCATTGCAGTTGTAGATAACGGTGATTTAACAACAATGTAAATAAAAAAAAAC